ACACGATGTAATGCACTTTCTAGGCACAAGCAAGCTAGAGTGGGCATGTTTGCTTACGGACGTACAGCGGGCTATACGCAAGTACTATAACCCCACTATGATGCTTACATTTGACTGTGCAAGTCCTTTCTTAGCAACTGCTAATGGACAGATTTACATTCAGAATGAAACTCCTGATAGAGGTAAGTGGACTTACCGAATGGTGCCTAGCATTGATGATAAGAAGTATTCAATCGATACTAGAACTTTTAAACAAGCAGTATTGCAAGATGGCATCTTTAAAAACTTTGAAGATAGTCCTATTACAGCAGAAATGAAAGTCAGTGATGTATGCATTTACAAGCCGGGCGACTTAAATAAGATTGGCAAAGAAGGAAGAACATCTTGGGATAGTTTTTCATATGCCATTCAAATGGGTCATAATGTTTGGAGTCACATCAATGCAGTTCAAGAAGCCAATAGACAATACGATGCTGGAGTTGTACCGAGAATGCTTGTACAAGAGCAATTTGACAGGGTCTTTTTTAGAGACGTTGTTGAAACAATATTTGCAGCAACTACAAGAGAAGAAGCAAACGCCTTAATTGACAATAACTCTAAGTTTTGGATGTCAATTCCGGGCACTCGCGGAGCCATTGGTAAAAAGACTGTAAACTCTAGTACTTACTTTGGAGCATTGTTTGATGTTGTTGAACCAGAAGTAGAAGAACTAGAAGATGGTTGTTTTACTGAAGATCAAACACACTTGTTAGAGGACTTGGAAAATGGACAATTATGAAAATGACGAAGATAGACTCAAGCAGCATTACGAAGAACTAAAAATTAGGCATAGAGAACTTGACAACGAAATAGAAGCAAGTTATACTGATGTTACAAAACAAGACGAAATTCGTAGAATGAAAACTATGAAACTTTGGCTTAAAGATGAAATGTATCGTATTAATGCATATCTAATACAAAAGGATTTAGAATGATGATAAAAGTAATATCACTTAATAGTGCAATAAACCCTGGAACAGTTATTCCAATGAAACAGTATAATGGTAATATTGGAAGATGGATTGAAAACGATCTTGAAGATAAAGGTTACAAAGTTAATCGAGGAAAAGGTATAGATCTTCCCGAGTATGGACTAGAAATTAAAAGCCGTTTGAGAAGTAGCACAAGCGGTCATACAGTAGGTGCTATGCTACCTGTAGATATTATAAATACTCCTTGGGAATATAGTAATATTAGAAATAAGATTCAACGGCAATACCGTGTTGAATATGATGAAAATATACTTACTGGTGACAACATAGTTACTGAAGCAAAAGTTTATGATTTTACATGTAACGAAATACAATCTAAACTTAAAGAAGCATGGGAGTACGGACAATCTATGCTTAAATCTAGCAATCCAAAGAATATGCCTAAATACATTCGTTACGACAATCATTTGGGCTATTTTGAGAGGCAAACCAGTGGACAATACCAATATCGTATTACCGAAGGAGCAATGACACATATAAAAAAACTTTCAACTAATACAAGCAACCGACTTTTTGAGTTCGGAGCGTAATATGAAGCGTGATTACGACACAGGCACAGCAGACAGTATTACATTCTTTACAGGTGTAGAAGTTGAAAAGACTCCTGCATTTGGAATGAAGACATTGTTTGTTACTGGTATTCAAGACTACAATGAAGTTATGAAGTACTACAAAGAAGAACAATGCGAGCATATCTTTTTTGGTGCTAATCACAGTTACAATCCTGTTGCAGCGGAAGACTTTGAAGCATGGGATAAATTAATTCAACTGTTTTTAGATGAAGGTATCTTTTGTAGTCTAGATATTCCGAGCACTATTAACTTAGAATGGTTTATGGACGGCGGGCTGATTGAGAGCAATTATTTTATTCCGCAGCTTCGTGTAGTTGTTCCTTACGTTAAACAATGGAACTACAACACAATGGTCAAGATTGACGACAAAGGGTTTCGTGCAACTAATCCGGGCGTTTGGTGCCATAGCCTGCATAATTTGATGGACCGTGATAAATTTACTGACTGGCGCGAATATGGCCTTGACAAAGTGTTAAAGTTAGCGTATAATTAATGTATGAGCAAGAAAACTATCACAACTACATACTACGCAAAATAAGAGAAGAAAGAACTATGACAGAACCTACTAAAAGTATTTGGGTTACATTCCGCAAAGAAGGGGTGCATCTGTACCCTGGTGCAGACACTAATCCTAAACTAGCAACAGGCGGATGGGATGATGTATCATTCCTTGGCGTTCCGCATCGCCATATTTTCCATTTTAAAGTTCGCATCGAAGTGTTCCATAACGATCGCGATATTGAGTTTATCCAATTTAAACGTTGGATGGAACGGTTGTATGCTGAAGTAGATAGCTCTACATCTGTACTACAACTAAATCACAAGAGCTGCGAAATGATCGCAGATGACTTGTACAGAGAAATTTCTACAAAGTATCCCGGCCGATTTGTAGAGATTGATGTTGCCGAAGATGGCGAAAACGGCTGTTCAAACTTTTATCCTAAGAATTAAAAAGGTAAAAACTATGTCAATTGAGAATCCTGTTATCCGCAAAGTATTTGACGACTTGGATAAATTCCGTGACTACTGTCGCTTTGAAGCAAAAGTCTTTGATGAAAAAGACATGTATAGCAACGAGTCACCAACTTGGATTGCGTACAACAAACACCAAGGTTGGCTGCGAGCAAAATCTCGTGCAGGCGCAAGCTACGATCCCAATCGTCGCACACGCCGTCCTAACCCAAGGTTTGAAAGCAATCGAGGTAACTAAATGACAATCTTCATAGTAGACATTGAAGCAGTAGATACCCGCTACACTAAACAGTGGAAAGAGTATTTGCCTAAGCAAATGCGGCATGCTACTAATGAAGATGTTAAAGTTATTAGCGGCGGAAATACTCCTCAGGCAACTACGCCTGGGGCGTTTCTTAATTTTGGTGGTACTAATGTTTATAAGAGTAAGCAATTAGAAATCATTGGTGAAATGTTTTGCAAAGGTGAGGTAAAGAATGGAGACTATTTTCTATATACGGATGCTTGGAACCCAACTGTTATCCAGCTTCGTTACATGGCTGAGCTCTTGGGCGTTGATATCAGAATCGGTGGCTTATGGCATGCTGGTAGTTATGATCCTCATGATTTTCTTGGTAGGCTAATTGGCAATAAGCCCTGGGTAAGACATGCTGAGAAGAGTATGTATCATGTGTACGACAATAACTTCTTTGCTACAGAGTTCCATGTTCGGATGTTCTTTGATGAATTACTGCATGGCGGCATGATGGTAGAGAATCCTTGGTACGACGATGACTGGGAAGAAATCTACGACAGTGGTAAAATTGTTCGTGTAGGATGGCCTATGGAGTATCTTAAAGATAGCTTAACACAATATAAAGGTATGGAGAAGCGAGACTTGATCTTGTTTCCACATCGTGTTGCTCCTGAGAAGCAAGTTGATATTTTTAGAGACTTGGCACAGCTCCTGCCACAATATGAGTTTGTTGTTTGTCAAGAGCAACAGCTTACAAAGAATGAATATCATAACTTGCTAGGGGAAGCTAAACTTGTGTTTAGTGCTAACCTACAAGAAACACTAGGTATTAGTTGGTATGAAGGTGCATTAGTAAATGCTATTCCTATGGTGCCGAATAGACTAAGCTACAGTGAAATGGCTGTTCCAGAGTTCTTATACCCAAGCGAATGGACTGAAGACTATGACGCTTACTTGTATCACAAAGACAAAGTAATTGCACGTATTGTAGAGTACATGGAAAATTACGATGACTTTGCAGTTAGTCTAGCTAAACAAGTTACTAAACTAAACAAAGAATTTTTTAGTGGAGCAGCATTGTATGACACAATTAAAGGATAATATATCTATTGGCACAATCTTTCTTAAACTGCTAGAACGTGTAGATCGCAAGCGTGTGATTATGGACCGTTACCACAACGAGCCGTACTTAACACGCTATTATCTTTTCTTAAAAGAGCGTACATGGTTTCCGTTTAATGTCTTTTTACATAACTTTCATAAAGGAGATTTAGATGACTTACATGATCATCCTTGGCCTTACTTTACTTTTATTCTTAGCGGCGGGTATTGGGAACATACTCCAGCAGGTAAATTGTGGAGACGACCGGGGCATTTTAGGTTTAGCAGTCCTAAGTCTCTTCATAGCATTGAACTTGAGCCTGGTATTGAGCCTTGGACTTTGTTTGTACCTGGTCCTAAACTAAGAGAATGGGGCTTTGTCAAAGACGGTGCTTGGGTACAACATGAACAATACTTGAAGGAAAAATATGAGCTCGAACACTAATTCCAGTTCTAACACCATTGGACTCTTGTCCGGATCAGCAGCACAAAAAATGTCTGCTCTGAGCGGGTATATTAGTTGTACTGATACTGGTGTGTTAACCGGAACGTATAGTAGTGCTAGTGCTATTACTGGTAATCTGACTATAAGAGACTCGTTAGATCCTAATACGATGCAGATTGATATTCCTCTTGTTGTTCAAGGCAGAGATGTTATGAAAGAACTTGACGAACTGCGTGACTCTGTGTTATTATTAAAGCGACACGTAGATATGGAAGCAAAGTATCCTAAGCTAAAAGAACTAAAAGATGCGTATGAGTCGCAACTTGCAAAGTATAAAACATTTGATGCAATTAAGGAATCTAAATGAGATGGTTTAAAAAACTAGTAGCTAGCTGGGCAAGGCAAGGTAGCGATTATGAAGAAGAAAAATGCACAGTTGGTCGTGACACGGTAACATGTTCGCGTGATACTAAAGCAACTGTGTGCGATGCTGACCCTATACTAAACTTTAGAGTGTTTAGTGCAATAGGCGGACGTGTGGTAGAGTTTCGAACATATGATCGGGTAAAAGATCGTACTAATACAACTACTTACATTATTCACAAGGACGATGATTTTGGTGATAAGATTGCTAAAATTGCAACACTGGAGAGCATGAAATGATTAAGAAACATTATTACAGTTGGCAAGACATTGAAAAGATGTGCGTACAGATTGTTACTAGCATGTATGCAGACAACTGGCGTCCTGATTATATTGTAGGAATTACTCGTGGCGGCAATATTCCTGCTACTATCATTAGTAACATGCTTAAAGTTCGCTGCGAAGCACTTAAAGTTAGTTTGCGCGATAGTGAATGCGGACCTGAGAGTAATCTTTGGATGAGCGAGGAAGCGTTTGGATATAATAATGCTGAAGAAACTGGCATTACTGGTGCAAGATGGGACCTGTCACTGCGTAAGAATATTCTTATTGTAGATGATATCAACAATAGCGGTGCTACATTCAATTGGATTAAAGAAGATTGGCAGAGCAGTTGTTTGCCCGATGAAGAAACTTGGAATACAGTTTGGCATAAGAATGTTCGCTTTGCTACACTTACAGATAATCTAGCAAGTGGGTTTAACGGCACCGTAGATTATACTTGTCACGAAATTAACAAAGCAGAAGATGACGTTTGGTTAGTTTATCCTTGGGAAACTGTTAATGAATACTAAACCTTGGACTGAAGTATTAGTAGATACAAAAGACTTTACAGTATATAAGGACGACTTTCCGGTAACAGAAGGTCACGTTCTTTTTGTTCCTAAAGTAGAAGATTGGCAACATCTTGTAAAATGCTGGGAAGCAGCATACAAGTGGGGATACGATTGGACAGAACGTGGATACTGTGAAGCGTTTAACATAGGACAGAATGTAGGCGAAGCAGCAGGACAAACTGTAGAATATGCTCATGTACATTTGATTCCACGACGCAAAGAGGACATGGCGGATCCTCGAGGTGGCGTAAGGCACGTAATTCCTGAAAAAGGAAATTATAAGAAACTACTTGACAAAGCCTAAATAACAGTGTATACTTAATAGTATATAAGACATCCACGTCAATAACTCGGAGAAATAAATGACAGAAAAAAACTTATCTCAAGTGCTTCGTGAGAAGATGCACTCAGAAAATAAACGCTTTTGGGCAGGCGATAACATCAGCGAATATATTTCCAATGATACAAAAGACATCCTTATCAACGAAGCTGCACAAGCATTTGAAAGTGTACTTGACACACTGCTAATTGATCGTGAAAATGATCCTAACAGCAAAGGTACTGCAAAGCGCCTTGCTAAAATGTACTACAATGAGATTATGAGCGGACGTTATGATCCTATGCCTAGTGCAACGGCGTTCCCAAATGACAGCGAGGATAGATATGAAGGCATGTTGGTTGTTCGCAGTGAGTTGCGTAGCATGTGCAGTCATCATCACCAGCCCGTTAGTGGCATTGCTTATATTGGCATTATTGCTTCTCAAAAGTTAATTGGTCTCAGCAAATATACTCGTATTGCACAGTGGTGTGCTAGACGTGGTACATTACAAGAAGAACTGTGTAATGACATCGCACGTGAGATTAAAGCTGCTACAGGTACTAGTAACTTAGGAGTGTATATTCAAGCAACACACGGATGCTGTGAGAATCGCGGCATCATGGCAAATAGTAGTCTTACACAAACTACTGTACTTGAAGGTAGCTTTAAACACGATGCTGGTACAAAGAAAGAATTCTTTGACAATATTAAACTGCAACAGGAGTTTGCACGATGAAATTGAGATATAGCGAAGCCTTTTACAGTATACAAGGCGAAGGTGCATATGTAGGTGTACCTAGTGTATTCCTACGTACATATGGTTGCAACTTCCGTTGTCAAAACTTTGGACTTCCTCGTGGTACTCCTAAAGCTAAATATAATCCAGAAGTTAAAAAACTTATTGACTCCGGTGTGCATCTAACTGCAAAAGTATTTGAAGACTTGCCGCTGGTGTTTACTGGCTGCGACACTTACGCAAGTATCTATCCTGAGTTCAAACATCTTGTAATGGACAAGACTATCGACGAAGTTGTAGAACATATACTGTCGCTTACTCCAGAAGGTAAGTGGACTATGGATAATGGACAGGATGTCCATTTGATTCTCACTGGCGGTGAACCGCTACTTGCTTGGCAGCGTTTGTATATTGAGTTGTTTGAGCATCCTAGAATGAAGGACTTAAAGAATGTTACATTTGAAACAAACACTACACAATTTTTACACACGGAGTTTGCCGATTACCTTAAGAATCAGGCAAGATTTAAAACAACGTTTAGTTGTTCGCCCAAGCTCTCCGTATCTGGTGAATCTTGGACAGACGCTATTAAGCCTGCTGTTGCTGCCAATTACCGCTCTATACTTAATGCTGACATGTATTTTAAATTTGTTGTTGCTGACAGCGTTGACGTTGAAGAAGTTGATCGAGCTGTCGAGGCTTACAGAAAAATTGGGATCAATGTTCCGGTATATCTTATGCCGATGGGCGGTCGTACAGAAGGTTATAACCTTACCGTACAAGAAGTTGCAAAACTTGCTATGGCAAAAGGATACCGATTCACTCCGAGACTCCACATTAGCTTATTCGGAAATGCCTGGGGGACTTGATGACGATGCGCTTAACGCCCTTAGGCAGGGCGTACACAAAGATGAACAAATCGATAAACTAAGGAAACACATATGAAATGGCTCAATAAGCTACTAGGCAGAGAAGAAAAAGTACAACAAGAAATGCCTGTAGAATCTACTAATGAATATTTACGCAGAGCAATTCTTGCTAAAGAAAAAGAAGCTGCTACTGCTAAAGGCGAAGCATGGGTTGCTGTGTTAGATACACAAATTAATCCAAAGAATATTAAGAACGGTTTCTTTGAGCTTGATTGGAATAATCAGTTTATTGAAGAACTACTTGATGCTGGTTATAGCGGTGAGTCAAACGAACAGATTGTAGATGGATGGTTTCGAACTATTGCTATGCAAGTGTTAGGCGAAGAAGGTCTTAACACAGCGCGAGAAATGGGGTACATTAACGTAGTGCCTATTAATAAAAGCAAAAGCGAAGTATCATGATTGACATTCTATCAATCATATGCTATAATGATAACACTAAAGGCACATATATAATATGAGTACATACATTCTGGTAGACACAGCAAATACGTTCTTTAGAGCTCGTCACGTAGTACGCGGCGATATCGACACAAAGGTAGGCATGGCACTACACATTACGCTAAACAGTGTAAAGAAAGCATGGACTGACTTTAAAGCAGATCACGTTGTGTTCTGTTTAGAAGGTCGTAGCTGGCGCAAGGACTTTTACGAGCCCTACAAGCGCAACAGGCAAGTTGCCCGCGGCAAACTATCTGTAACAGAAGCAGAAGAAGATACTGCATTCTGGGGTATCTTTGACGAGTTTAAAAACTTCGTTACTGAAAAGACTAATTGTACTGTTATGCAACACAAGCAACTAGAAGCAGATGATCTTATTGCAGGTTGGGTACAAATGCACCCGAATGACACTCATATTATTATTAGTACAGATGGCGACTTTGCACAACTTATTGCACCTAATGTACAGCAGTACAACGGTGTGAGTAATACAATTATTACACACAAAGGATACTTTGACGATAAGAAGCGTGAGCCTATTATTGACAAGAAGACCAAAGAAGTAAAACCTGCTCCTAATCCTAAGTGGCAAATTTTTGAAAAGTGTATGCGTGGCGACACTAATGATAATGTGTTTAGTGCATATCCCGGTGTGCGTACAAAAGGCACTAAGAACAAAGTTGGCCTTACAGAAGCGTTTGAAGATAAAGTTACAAAAGGCTTTAACTGGAATAACATGATGCTACAGCGTTGGACTGATCATGAAGGTGTCGAACATCGTGTGCTAGATGATTATCAGCGTAATGTAGTACTGTGTGACTTAACTGCACAACCCGAACACATTAAAGAACTAATTACTACTACAATTAAAGAGCATGCTGTGCCTAAGACAGTAGATCAAGTAGGCATGCGTCTTATGAAATTCTGTGCTAAGTGGGATATGCAACGTATTGCAGATCAAGCTACTTATTATGCAGAGCCATTAAATGCGAGGTATCCGGTATGAATGCAAAAGAAATTATTAAAAATAAGTTTTGGATTGTTGAAGACAAAGGTGTTAAATTTGGCACTATTAGTTTAAATGAGGATCAGTATATTTTAAGTACTCCGACAGGTACTAAATTTTATCATACTGAAAACCAACTTACTAAAGCATTAGATCAAAAACTAAGTTGGACTGAGTTAGCAATAACTGAAATCAGTACAAAAGAAGTACACGGTTATGCAACTAACTCAACTCCTTTTAACCCTATGTTTGACGTAAAACGTAAACTTCCTTTGTTTACTAAAAGCGATAAGAGCAAGAGTTTGTACTGTGCAGGATACTATATTATTCAGTTTGAAAAAGGTTGGGTTAAGAGCTTTTGTCCTAAACTTATTACAGTAGAACGTTACACTACTAAAGGTCCATTCAAAAGTGAAATTGAGATGCGTCAGGAGTTAAGCTGTGTCAACCGTTGAACCTTTAAACACTAATCCTATTCAGCAGTTTATTAGTCAAGTTAAGGGCGCTGATGCATCTAACCAAAAAGAGCTGAAGATGAATATTGATCAAGCTCGACGCCTTGCATTTACTCTAGGCGAAGTTATGGCAAGATTAAACGGCGACCTTGAGCAGTTGCTTGCACGTAAGAATAGCGGTGCGGACGATGTGATTCAAATTAATATGGATGGCGGAAGCAAGTGGTAAATCTACTCTAAAAAGAGATAAATATATGCGTAGTTAACTAAAGGACAACGTATATGAGCAGACCCAAGCCTACCATATTAAAAGAACATGTAAATAAAAAGACTTATAAAACTGAACAAGTCTTACATTCTGATGCCATTTGGGCTGTGTTTTTCCAAAATCAGCCTTTTAATCTTAAAAGTGCAAATATGCTTACTAGCTATCCAGGACCTAAGTATAAAAAGACCAGCTTCTCAAATCCTGGGCATGCATTTAATCTAGCCAAAAAATTAAACAATTTGTTTAATAGTGACGAATTTTCTGTGGTTAAACTTACCACAGGCGAAACGATCTTCGAATGAACTGGAAAGAAACATACACTAAAATATTCCTTAAGGCTGCTGACAAAAGTATCGGTGAGTCTGCTGTAAAGGAGTATTTTCCGGTGTGGTGGAAGAACACACGAGCAAAAGATACAGGCGGGCTGCGTCTTACTGATGAAGGCTTTCGCTTTATTACAGAAGATATAGAACTTACTACCTATGAAGTTCCGTATCCTAGAGATTTTGAGCTTACTACTAATGTAATAATTTGGATGGACAACTTTATCGACTGTCCGTATTACTTAGGTAGGCATGGCATTATTGTTACAAACGAGAAAAAAGCCATGGAATTACACCTGTTTAGCGGCGATATACGCAAGTATGGCCTAACAAAGGCCCTAAACAGACATAAAAAAGACGATTTAGACTCCAATAGTGGTTGACCTTTGCTGTTATCAGTGTTATTATATATACATAGTTAGACACAAGCACTTATAACCCTTTAAGGAACACAAAATGGAAATCTCCACACTTCGTACCGTTACTCCTAACAGCGCAAAGAAAAGCATTGTACGTGCTTTTAAGAAAAAGCGTCCGTTGTTCCTTTGGGGTCCTCCAGGTATTGGTAAATCAGATATTGTTCATCAGATTGGTGAACAAATGGAAGCCAAAGTTATTGATATTCGTTTGAGCCTTTGGGAACCTACAGACATCAAAGGTATTCCGTACTTTGATCCAAATCAGCACAAAATGGTTTGGGGTGCTCCTAGCGAGTTGCCAGATGCTGAAATGGCATCTAAATATAAATTCATTATTCTTTTCCTAGACGAAATGAACTCAGCGGCTCCTAGTGTACAAGCGGCAGCATATCAGTTGATTTTGAATCGCAAAGTTGGACAGTATACATTACCAGATAATGTTCTTATTATTGCCGCTGGTAACCGTGAAGCTGATAAGGGCGTTACGTACCGTATGCCTGCTCCGTTGGCTAACCGCTTTGTACACTTAGAACTTGCAGTATCATTTGATGACTGGTTCCAGTGGGCAGTTGATAACAAAGTACACCGCGATGTTGTAGGTTACTTGACATTTGCAAAGAAAGACTTGTACGACTTTGATCCTAAGAGCCCAAGTCGTTCGTTTGCTACTCCTCGTTCATGGACGTTTGTTAGTGAATTGCTTGAAGATGATGACGATGACACCACTACTACTGATTTAGTTAGTGGCGCAGTAGGCGAAGGTCTTGCTGTAAAATTTATGGCACATCGTCAAGTGTCGGCAACAATGCCTAATCCTACTGATATTTTAGAGGGCAAAGTTAAAGAGATGAAGTCAAAAGAAATTAGTGCTATGTACTCTTTAACTGTGTCTTTGTGCTATGAGCTTAAAGAAGCATGCGACAAGAACGATAAAAAGTTTGATGCCAAAGTAAATAACTTCCTGCGCTTTGCAATGGATAACTTTGAGACTGAGCTAGTTGTTATGGGTATTAAACTTGCTCTTACACAGTATGCTTTGCCTATTGACCCAGATGAAACTGAGTGCTTTGACGAGTTTCATACACGTTATGGTAAGTATATTACTGCCGCTCAACAAGCGTAACCATAAAAGAGTTTGGGCGTTCTCAATAAAAACGTCCATTTTCACTTGACTTTTCCTGTAAAGTAATATATAATACATACATAACAGTTAAAAAGGAATGCAAAATGAGCGTCACAGGCAAGAAAAATTGGCAACCTAAAGAGCTTACTGAAGAACAACTTAGATTGATGCGAGTTGATGTACTTGATCGTATCATTGTAGCTCGTGTTGGATTGCTGTTACGTCATCCATTTTTTGGTAATATGGCAACTCGTTTGCAGATCAAAAGTGCAGATGATTGGTTAGGTACTGCTGCCGTAGACGGACGTAACTTGTATTTTAATACTCAATTCTTTAATGCAATGTCAAACAAAGAAATTGAGTTTGTTATTGCACACGAGATTCTACACTGCGTCTTTGACCACTTAACTCGTAGACAAGACCGTATTCCAAAAATTTATAATATTGCCGCAGACTATATTGTAAATAATTTGCTTGTGCGAGATCGTATTGGTACTAAGCCAACATTTATTGACTGCTACCAAGACTTTAAATACGACAAATGGTCTTCAGAAGACGTATATGACGACATCTTTGAAGACGCTAAGAATAAAGGTGAAGAGTTTCTTAAACAACTTGGCGAACTACTAGACGAGCATATCGACTGGGAAGGTGAAGACGGCAATCCTGGCGGTAGCGGAGCCGACGGTAAAGAAAGCAAAAGCCGTCCTACATATTCTAAAGAAGAACTGAAAAAGATCAAAGACGAGATCAAAGAAAACATGATTTCGGCGGCGCAATCATCAGGTGCAGGTAATACACCAGGCGAAGTACAGCGTATGATCAAAGAGCTTACTGAGCCTAAGATGAACTGGCGCGAAATACTGCGTCAACAAATCCAAAGTACTATACGCAACGATTACACCTTTAGCCGGCCAAGCCGTAAAGGACAAATGACTGGTGCCATTTTGCCAGGAATGAACTTTGATGAAACTATTGATATTTGTATTGCACTTGATATGAGTGGCTCAATCGGTAACGATCAAGCAAAGGACTTCCTAAGCGAAATTAAAGGCATTATGGACGAATACAAAGACTACAACATTAAATTGTGGTGCTTTGATACTAAGGTCTATAACGAGCAAGACTTTAGTGCAGACGGCGGCGATGATTTGTCATCCTACGAAATTATTGGCGGCGGCGGTACTGATTTTGATGCTAACTGGGAGTACATGAAATATAATGATATTCAACCTAAGAAGTTCATTATGTTTACAGATGGATATCCTTGGAATAGCTGGGGTGATGAATCGTATTGCGATACTATCTTTATTATCCATAGTCATAGTGATAAGAACTTGCAGGCACCGTTTGGACTAACAGCACATTACGAGGAAACGGCTTGAAACTAAAAGAAGTCAATGCATTAAACTTTTTTGAAATACGGAGAGCAAATTTACCTGCTCCGCATTTTGAATACATTCTTTTGCCTACAAGATACAACTTAGACCAAAGTCTAGTTAAATGGATAGAACAACATCTTAAAGGTAGATTTTATGTAGGCAAGGCTGTTGCAGTATCTAGTAGCAACAGTATTGAGAACATGACTAAAGTTGGATTTGAGGAAGCTAAAGAAATTTCTTATTTCACTTTGGCGTGTCCGTATTTGAAATACAATTAAATATAATATAAATTACATAACAGGAGAAAAATTATGTCCGAAGAAGTTAAAGAAGCAGCAGCTACCCCCTTAAAAGAAGCAGCAGCTACCCCAGAGCTAACAGTTAATGACTTAACTACAATTAAACAAGTTATTGACGTAGCAAGTCAGCGCGGTGCATTTAAGACAAGCGAAATGGTAGCAGTTGGCACCATTTACAATAAACTAGAATCATTCTTGGCAGCAGTTGCGGCACAACAAGAAGCACCTAAAGGAGAATAACAATGGCTGATACAAAACACGTAGGTCGTATTGCTAAAACTAGAAAAAAATGCGGCGTAGTATATCGAGTAGTACCCGGTGAACCAGAAAACTGTGTCATAGTATTGACTGAAAGTTTAGAAGCAGCTGATCATGACTCGCTTATTAATTTAATTAATTCAGCTACTGCACAAGATGCATACGAACTTGGCGAAGCAATGGCAAGATCACAATTGTCCGATGGTAGTAATATGCTTGCCCGTTTCCACACCACAGGTAGAATGCAAAAAGTTGCTACTAACTTGGTAGAAATGACCCCTAATAACAATGCATCTATTAACTTAGCAGAACTTAATAACATTATTGCCCAACAAAAAGGTGTAACTGTTGCAGATCTTGCACTAGGTGGTGCTAAACCACAAGTAGCAAATACGGGTGTAGCTAATGCAGCTGATGCATATGTTACACCAAGTATGGCAGCAATGGACGAAGCGGTTACAACTAATGATGGTATTTTGGATGACGAAAGTTTAGCTAAACAACTACGCTCGCAAGCTGATGCAATGTTTAAAGAGGCACAGCGGTTACGCAGCGAAGCAGAAGAACTTGCTCCTACCAAAAAAACAACTAAGAAAACTGCCGAGAGTGCCTAAGGGTAAGAAACTTCCACCAGGTGTTGTTGATACATGGCCTGAGGTTTTTAGCGAAATTAATGTTGATGTTGTACCAATTGAATATTTGCACAGCATTAATGTCAAGTTTAAAGATGGAAAGATCTGGGAAATTGATGTTAAAAGATCTCGCGAAAAAAAGAACGTAGACATCGAATTGGCTCTAGAAGAACTATTCGAGCAATACGAAGATGTTATCGATAGTATTGATTTTAGACTAGATACTGAGAAAGTTAAGTACGATATTAAAAAGCGTACAGCATTATTTATGAAGAAGCGTAAGTAATCTTTCAGTCAAAGGCATAAATACTAGTAACAATATTATCCAGGAGTTAATAGATGGCCTTACAAGTAAGACGCGGTACTAATACAGAAAGATTAGGAATCACCCCCTTAGCAGGTGAATTAGTATATACAACAGACACAAAACAGCTATACGTAGGTGACGGTTCTACTGCTGGAGGTATTACTAGCATTTCAGGAACAATTGATTCTGTATTAGCTGATACTACTCCGCAACTAGGTGGTGACTTAGATCTAAACAGTCATAACATTACAGGTACTGGTAATATTAACATTACAGGTACAATTACTGCTACAGGAAATATTAACCTAGGTGACGGTATTGGTAGTGATATTGTTGTGTTTGGTGGAGCAATACAAGGACATCTTGTACCAGATACTGACATTACTTGGAATTTAGGGTCTCCTACAAAACAATTTAATGAAGTATGGATTAGTCAACTTAATGTTGAAAATCAACTAACTGTAGGTCGCATTATGGGCAACTTAATTGCAGACGATAGTACTGTAGTTTTTGATGCAACTGCCGGAACATTGCTTGCAAGCACATTAACTGGCTCTGCTACAATTAACGTAACAGGCGACTTAACTGGTAGCGTATTTGGTGATGACAGTACACTAATAGTCGACGGTATAAACAAGACTGTACTTGTTGATGTTAGTAATATTACTACTACAAGTTCAACATATACACAAGGCGCAAATATTCGTGTCGGCGGGACAGGCGATGGAAACCTAATATTGCTTCAAGACAACTTATCTTCTGCAACATTAATTATAACAACCGAAGATACTGCTGGCGTAGTAGTAATTCCTAGACCTGTACAAATAGGAAGTTCATCTTCACTTATTCCTAACATTACTATTACTGTTCCTCACGGTACACCAAACAGTCCAGGATTAACAATTGCTGGCTCATTTGATACTGCTGGTTCCGCTTTTGCATCGGTTAGTAGATCAAGAGGAACTAAGGCTGCGCCAACAGCAGTACAAACCGGCGATAGTCTAGGTGCGTTTTTATTAACAGGTTATAACGGTGTTGCTTATAGACTTGCAGGTGGTATTAGATCTATCGCTGCTGGCGCACCGCAAGCAACATATATACCAGCAAACGTTGAATTATTTGTTGCCGGAGATGATGGCGCAGGCGAAGCTGCTCTTAGAGTAAGACGTGATCAGAAGGTTACTGAACTATTAGGCCCAATGAAACTTGTGCCGTTTACTACCGCAGAAAGAAATGCACTAACTCCAGAAGAAGGTATGGTTATATTTAATACTGACACAACAATAGCACAAGTATATGCTAATAGTGCATGGCGTGATATGAACGTAGCAGCTTAATAGTAGTTATAGTACTTTAACCAAATAGAGCTTATGGGCTCTATTCTTTTGACTAAGTAATTGTATGATAATATTAAAACAAGAAATTACAGAACACAATAGAAATGCTACTTCAGTAGACGATTTTTATTATAGAGGAACTGAATTTGAGCACAGCGGTGGCACAGGTATCCGTTCATTAGCTATGCAGTATCTTCGAGACAGGAAAATTATAGATAGAAGACTTATCTTAAAGAACAATGGCAATACCCTAGAAATTACAACTATGTTCGTAAACAAACAGTATTACTTAGAATTTTTACAAGATGATTTACAAAAAGAAGCAATGCAATTTTTTACACAGCGTCAATGGGAAACAAAGACTGAAACTTACGAGGCACAAGACGAACTTAGTATACTAGCAAATGCACATAGAAACATTATTGATAGTTTTAAAAATATGTCTTTAGAACAAATAGTAGAACGAATTAAACAACTACAAGGCAAATAAAATGAATAAATTTCTTATAACTGGTATACCGCGAAGTGGAACAACTATAATTGTCAAGACATTAGCTAAATTAAATGATGTCGAAGTATACAATGACCAGGATGGTTTTGGAGAACCGTTTAAAATAGTTAACAAAAAATTAGATTTAAATCCATATTTACGTCTAACAGCAGTTGAAGATAAATGTAATTCAAAATATTTTGGATTTAAATGTTTCCCCGGCGACTTATTAGATATTAATCAATTAAATGAACAACGTAATTATAAAACATTTGCAATTATAAGAAAAGATATTTGGAAGGCTTTATTCAGTTATTGTGTTGCTAAAACAAAATTTGTCAGAGATAGTACAGACATATTTAAACATAGTTCAACATTACACACACAGCGTCCTTTACAAATTTATATCGATGACTGGCAAAGTCCACTAAATCAAATGATAAGACATTCTTATTTTTGGAGAGTAAAATCGTGTTATGAATTTGAAACACAGTGGAAAAATACAGATATAATTTATTTTGAAGATTTAATCAAACCAAATGCAAGCTTCGAGTGTTTAAATGAGTACTTTGGACAAGAAATAATTTTCAATTTAGATTACGACGATAGTCATGACACCGAGTCGTATTACGCTAACTTTAGTCCAGAAGTTTTATCTAAATTGTCTAAACATATGTTAAGTACGATAGTTCTTCCATATGACTGTCCTGACTATATTAAACAGTCTATATATAAATTTATAAAATAATACTTGACAATATATTGCAGATCAAGTATAATAAATGTATGAAAGAATACATACACGGTAAAATACATAATATAAGCGTAACTGCTAAATCAATTAACTATCATGGTAGCGTAACTGTTTGCTCGTATCTGTTAGAACAAGCAGGTATAGACCACTATCAAAAAGTAGATATTGTAAATCTACATAATGGACTTAGATGGACTACATATACTGTCCCAGGTCCTTTAGGATCATTTGAACTAAATGGTGGTGGCGCTAGGTTAGGTGAAATTGGCGATAAATGTGTAGTTATCGCATACGAGATGAAAGAGCAATTCGTTGGTTCAAAGGTAATTTTTTGTACTACCTACAACGGAGTAGAAGAAGTTATTGACTACCCTTTGCTTTAATAAACGGTAAAAAGATTACACTAGGGTCAAATTCGTTTTTTGAAGCAAAACTATAATTGCTAGGAGTGTTGTGATGATTATTATGTAATGCTTGTCCCCATGTAAGCAATCCTAATAGTTTAAGATTATAAGAATTATCTGTAGTTTCATGACTTCTATAACCAAACCACCCACTGTGGCAACTAATATTAACAATTGCTTCTTGATGGAAACTCCATGCTGCTGGTACTATCCAAAACCATAAAGTAAAGGTAGGAACAGTTAACAGTCCTACTACTAATACGCTCCAAATAATAAAAATATAATATTTGTTTAAGAATAGATGAAATGAATTTTTATATATGTCTTTGACATGTCTAGGATTTATGTTATCTATACTTTTAGAATGAAGCCATCCAATGTACGCATGAAACAATCCGTCTTTGGGACTATGCGGATCGCCCTTAGCGTCTGCATGTTTGTGATGCATGCCTCTATGAACACCCGCCCACCATATTGGTGTTCCTTGAGCACATAATGTTGCTAATACTAATAAAGGTTTTTCTAACCAAGGTTTTAGTTCTATTGATTTGTGAGATACGTACCTATGTAATATAGTTGCGGATCCTAATCCGCAAAATGTAATCCATCCTAGTAGTAAGTAAATCCAGTTAATTTCTGTAAAAAATATTGCAAATAGTGCAACTAACTGCACGACATAAAATACAAAAAATAAACTACTATTTTTCTTTGACATTAGTATCCACCTTCGTTGTCTTTGATGTGTTGTAAAAACGGAACAACGTCAAATTGTTCAGTCATTCTTCCTCTTATAGAATTAGTGTCTTCGTCGAACCCGTCAGACACTCCGTTCCAATTAGTTAAATTTATTCTAAATCCTTTATGCTTTATAGCATAACTATATTGGTTATCTTCTAAAGTTCTAATATTTTCAATTTTTAATTTTTCACAAACTAAGTTCTTAAGTTCTGTAAATTTATAAGTATCGTTGGTCATGTACCGACCAACCTGTCCAATGTTCCTATATTCTATACTTGTACCAGACTTTACATTTCTCTCTTTTAAATAATTAAATATTTTTTCTATTAGATGTTCGTTAAGACCTTTAACAATAATACAACCAATTGACAATCTTAAATTTAGATCAATTACATTATTAAGTGCTTTCATTTTTCCTTTAGCACATTTAGCAAGATCAGTTATTTCATATACACTGTCTTCGTCAAACCCAGTCATACTTAAATAAACAGTTTTTAATCCTGCATCTTTTAATAGATTTAGATATGCTTTGCTTGCTATTTTTAATCCGTTTGTCGCAATACTAGTACGATGTCCTTTTTCAACAGCATAAGCAATAATTTTATCCAAGTCGGGATGAAGTGTAGGTTCACCGCCTATAAATCTAAATTCAGTTGGATAATCAAATTTATCAATAAAGGAAAACATTTTTTCTTTATCTATATCTGGATAAAGTCTATTGGGAAGATAACAGTTAGCACATTCCATATTACATCTATGAACAATATCGCAGTATACTGATCTATATTTTAAATTAGTTATCAATTTGCACCTTTAATAATTTAACTGATCTTTATCATCATATCTTAGTTCTGGAATTTCAAAAAAAGTTTCCATAGGATCATTATACGCCTTTTTGATTATATGTTATGATAAGTATTTAGTAATCATGAAAAGAGGTGTTAGCAGTTATGAAACAAAAAATACTAGTTCCGAATCAAGGCATGCCTAATCAATTTTTTTTAAAAAGTTGTAGAGATCGCGGCATAGAATTAGATATTATTGTTGATTTAAGTTACGTGCTCCTTACTGACGATGTGTTAAAACACGAACAAGTACTAGGTAATAAAATTGTTTTAAATGAAAAATTAAACAAACTTGTTATAACAGATAAAATTAAAGAACACTATCAAGACACACAGTTAGATTATATCTACCCTAGTTGGTTTGATTTTCGAATTATGGCTATGGCGCACATAAACGAAAAACTAAACATACCGGGACTAGGCCTTGATGCTGCGTTAAAGATTTTTGACAAATTAACGTATCAAACTATTCTAGAAAAAGAAGGAATAACGCTACCTAAAATTATTTCATGCTTAGATCCATATAGTGAGCAATATTTTTACAACAATGCCGTGTTTCCTCTAATTGCCAAACCAGTAAAAGGTACAGGTAGTTTAGGTGTAAAAGTATTACAAAGTACTAAAGAAGCAACTGACTTTTTTAAAGATTACGATACTCCGTTTAACTCTTTTTGCGAGAAAGGACAAACCGGATACAAGCACTACGACTATCATTGTTTAGGTAGTTGCTATATACTACAGGAATATATAGACGGTGATCTAGTGAGCGTGTCAGGGCATGTAATAAACAACAAAGTAAATGTAGACCTAGTTTATGATATAAAAAGTTCAGAGCTTCCGTATCGAGCGGAAATAGGATTTACGTATCCAAGCAAACACAATAAAGAAAAATTAACTACTATTATTAAAAAAATAATAAAAACGTTGGAGATAGATAACAGTCCCTTTATGATGGATTTTATTTACAAAGATACTACATTTTATTTGATAGACTTTTCTGCGAGGTTTAGTACTAGTACACAATATATTATGAACTATTTAGGCGAAAAAGATTATGCGTTTAACGTTGTAAATAAAATTTTAAACAATGTAGATTTTGATATTGATTTGCAAAACTGTATCAGTATAAGACACTTGCCTATTGAAAAAGGTAAAATCAAGTATATTAACATAGATACTACCGAATGTGTAACAGCACAGTTGCCAAAAACGGGATCCCAGCACTATAGTTCAAGGATAGATGCTTACGCAGGAAACAAAGGATTTATAGTTGCAGAATCTAACGACTTATTGTCTTTAGAAGAAAAAGTTAATAGGATACTAAAAACATTGGAGGTAGAGTATGTTTAAGTTAAAAGTGTTAGACAAGTCGCATTTACTCGACATATTAAAATTAAACAACGATAGTAAAAAAGTGTATGGTAGTACTAAAACTTCCTTGTACAATCGCGAATACGAAAACTGGATAATCGAAATTCTAAATTTTAATAATAAAGAGTCTGAGATACTAGGAATATTTAATGAAGGAAACGAATTAATACAGTATGCGTTATATTATCACATAAGTACATGGCCTGCTGTTGTAGTAGACCATTGGCGTAGCTCAACTGCTCACAAACATAAAGGTGTATTAGCAGCAACAGAATGGACTAAAATGTTTGCTGAATACATAGCAAAAAAAGACATATTTGTTTGGTACATTGTTGTTGAAAAAGATATGTGGGATAGATACACTACGCTACAAAAAGATCGATTCAACAAAGAACCTCCAAATTATAGATTTTTATTAGAAGAAGTTCCGGCAGGTGAAAGAAGCAAGTTTTTATCGTTTAATACATACTTATTAAAAAATCAAACATATGATAAAGCCATGTATGTATTTCAAATGGTAAATAAAGATAAATATTACTAGGAGATAATTATGCAAAAACATACTATAAAAGTTGAAATACCGACAACAGTAACTACCCACTTACAATGTCAGATCGCAGTATTAGACATGCTAGGCGAACAAGGCGGTAAAGACTTCACTAATCTTATTATTAAATATAAACACAATGGAGATATTTGGTTCTATAACTTAGATATCCAAGCCGAAGGTGATCAAAAATTTATGTATGCAACACGAGTCTTTGATTCAGCAAAAGCTAAAGAATCCTTTGTCACCGAAGCTGCTGAGTATTTTAGCGGTATTGGTGCAACAGTAGTAAGTGACGAAGCAATAACGTTCGAAGCGTTTGCCGCATATGCTGCTGACAAAAATGAATCTATAGGTATTCCGGCTAAGTTTGCGCCGCCTGGTACGGAGCCACATCCAGAGGAATTGGAGTAAGAACAATATAGTTGGGCCTAGTAGGCTGTGTGATTGCGTTATTTGTTTTATTATAACAAACGAATAATACATTCCTATCTACTTCACTAGTATTACGCCCGCTGTAGTGCAATGTATTTGCATGCATACATATTACGTCTCCTGCCTTGCCAGTCAACTGTATCGCACTACAATTAGTCTTAGACACCATATCGTCGTCAAGTATTCCTTGCGATTCATCAGCACTATGCTTTATGGTCCACTTAGAGTCGTTAATTTTTGGTACCGGTAAGTTTTGACTTTTTTCTAAAACAGTTAACGGACCATTGTTTTTTGTCATATCATCAAGTAAAAACAATACGCTGATAGCATCAGGATTGTTCATTCCATCAAAATTTTTCCAATATGTGTAGTCACTATGCCAAGCATATTCGCCGCCAGTTTGTGCTTTTTTATAATTAATATGACATTGGTGAATGTATATGTCTTGTCCTAATATTTCTTTAACAAAATCAATTACATTGTTATTATAGATAAACTCATTTATTGTCTTGCTCTTCCAATGCGGCGCAAATAAACTTCTAATTGTATTGTTGTCTTCTATAATGTAAGTTTCATCTAATGGTTCGTTTTCTAAACGGATAGCTTCTTTTTTTAATTCCGTTGCATCAAATACCTCTTTCAAAATTAAATATCCGGTTTGTAAATATCCGTTGATCATTTTTCTACCTCTAATAGTTTTGTTAATTTGTGTGCTTCTAATGTAAAGACACCATTATGATATTTTTTCAAGTCATCAAATTTTTTAAGAACTTCATTCATTAACGGTGTTTTCTCAATTTCTTCCCATCCTGTATATTTTGGACGATCATTAAATGTATAATGTTTTGAATATATTATAGGCTTACTAGTTCGTGTACTTAGCTTGCCCGGGTGCTTATTGGCTATAAGTTCCCGCACTCTAGGCTCTTGTAAAAAGCTCAATGTCATTTCAGGAGTGTATCTTAAAAAATCTGGAGTACCGTCTATGCTTTCATTAGCATACCATTTCATGTAGCTATTTACTCGTTCAGTTTCTTCATACGTCCATATTGAATCAAAGTTTTTAAGGTAAGGCTCGCCATTTGCCATAACAATAGTCCCATCTAATTGTAAAATTCCATACATGATGCTAGGTATTTGGTATGCGCAACACTTTACACTATTAGCAATGTCGAATATTTTTTTAGAACTTATAAATTTTTCAATATCAACATTAACTACTATAGGTGTAATATTGTGTAATTTACAATAATCAAACGCAAATGCAGTATCGTGTGCGTTATAATGTCCGTAACTTATTATGGCAGTCTTAAAAGGAACTTTTGCTGTCTTAAAAACATTTAACATAAATTCACTGTCAAGTCCTCCACTAAACATTAATGTTATAGGAGAAGACGAATTTTCATAGAGTATTTGAGCTGCAAAAACAGCTTCGTCATGAAAGTTTTTTATATCACTACGGGTACATTTTTTAATGTTTACTGACCAACTATCACCTGTTCCGCTAGTTGTAAAATAATCATTATACGTTGTTGCTGTCATACTTACCTCATAAATACGTTATGAATCATTTTAAACCTATCAATTTTGATTTTGACCAAGAACAAATCTATAACGATCTTGTAAACATGGATATCTTTGATAAAAGTTTTCTTGCTACAGTTATTTACAACAATGGTCGTAGCAAGTACGACCAAGATGGCTTTTTTAACGAGTACAACGACGTTGTACACTATAACGAAAATAAAGAAATAGTTAACGGAAAATTTAATACATTTGTGACTTATAACTTTACACACTTACCCGGAATTGAAGAAACTAACAACAATAGTTTTATAGATACTCCTGAAGGAAGACGGCCTATATGGCAAGTGTATGATACAGCATGGGAGTGGAAAAAGGATACTCCAAAATCACTTAAGGCTGTAGTAGAACAATTAAATTTAAAATATATAAGCTGTGTGAGATTAGTAGGACAAACTCCTCCTAGTAAAGGAATTGTACATGTAGATTCAGGAATAAAAGATAATTTAAAATATTATCGAAACGGAGGTGTAAGTATTACACTAAACGTATCTGACGGAGGAGGTAATTTACAATTTAAGTCTCCTGGAGGATTAGAAACTGTAGACGAAAGTAAACATAAAGCATGGCACTTTAATGATGCGTTGCCGCACTGTACAACTGAAATTACTAGTCCTAGAATACAAGTAAGAGTGTTTGGAAAACAATGACAGTATTATACACACCTTTAGACTTACCTACACTAGACTTTAATAGAGAAGAATTTATAAAGTGGCACGAAGAAAAGCGTCATAAGAATAGAGATAATATCAATTACGATAAAAAAAACTTCATTGCTCCGTGGCTAGTTAGCCTTGCATATCACGTCGACTACGGCTGGTGTAATAGATTTTTAAAAGTTATTCCTAATTTTCAAGACATACTGTATAATCATTTACCATATACTGATATTACATATGTTAACTTCTTAGAACAAAAGATTCCTTGTCAGTTACACCAAGATGTAGGATCAAGACCAGATAGAGAAAACGAGCCAGGTGCGTATAAAGCATTTATAGTATATGATGCTCCGTTAATGTATTTTCAAGAAGGTAAAACTAAAGATACAATTAAAGAAGAAAAGTTATATATTAATCATCCAACTCACTTAACAAAGTGGTTTGCAATTAACAATTACGATGCATATCATGCAGCTGATTTACCGCAAGAAGGACAGCGTAAGATTATCATGACAATACTTGGTAAATTAGATAAAGAAAAACATGCAACTATACTGGAGCGCAGTTTATCCAAATACAAAGATTACATAATAGAAATTTAAACTAACAACTCGCCCGCAGTGTACATATCATAAATTTTTTCAAATGTCCATGCTTCTTTAAAACTTATTGTTAAAATGTATCTATCTTCTAATGACGTATTAGTAACACCGTGAATTTCTTGTGTATTAAAACAAATAGGAACATTATAACTAACTTGATAATCTAATTCAGCGTCAGGATAAACCATGCCGCCACCGCGATGTTCTTCATTGTCATTTAGGGCAACTGCCGGAACACCAATAGAAGGTTTGTAAAAATCTAGATAACTATGTTTAAAGTCTCCTTTTAAAGGAACATTAATTGTTACATACCTATGATGATCAGTATGCGGCATAACAACACCCATTTTCCCTACCTTGTTAAGTTCCATCTTAAAGAACAAGTCTTTAGGATTTTTAAATTTCTTTGCTAACGGTAATATAAGTTCTCTATTAGGAAGAAGACCAATGTATAATTTGAATCTGCCCCTTCCGTAAGAAGACCAACTATCTGTATTTACAGCATAGTCTATTAGCTCTTTAGTCTCTTCTTTTATTATAAAGTCCGTTAATAGAAAATGTTTCATGAAAATATTTAGTACAAATTATTTTTAATATATGTTGTTATAAGTTCTTGTTTTTTTTCTCTTAACATTTTAGCAGGCAGTTTATTTCGCAATCCTTGATGCTTAGAATAATGATCATCTAAGTCTAATCCTAAGCTAGTAACGCCGCCACAACTCCATCCAGCAACTTTCTGATATTCGTCGTCCATGTTACGTAAATCTTCAGCAAGTCTTCCTGCACCAATTGCATTCATTTGATCGTTTTTCCAAACAGTCATCCAAGCATTTGTTTTACGAGCAATCGTTGTTTTTAATAAACGCTTTTCATGATGGACTTTATAACCAAATTTTTCAGGATTTCTATCAATAGGTGAATGATACTCGTGGTGTTCTTTTGAATGTATTAGCAACGGATACCAATACCACAAATCAATGTTAGGATCTGCTACTACTCGCTCTCTACTCGCTCTAATATTTTCTTCACTTTGATGTGGAAGTCCAACAATAAGATTAATTTGTATTTTTACTCGATCTTTGCTTTTTTGTTTCATAGAAGCAATAGCATCAAGTACTTTGTCTATATCTGCACCTTTTTGAATTGCTTGTCTAGTTTCTTTATTATAACTTTCTACACCAAAACTTGCGCCACGGAGTCCGCTTTCAATAAGTAAATCTATTTGATCGGGCCATCGCACTAATAGCTCAGGTTTAATATAAGTGTCAAAGTTAATTTTAAAAGGTAGGCTTGTAATTACTTCATGCATTAATTCTAGTTTAACCATACTATCATTATATGTGTCATCCATGAACCAATAATTAGTTGTACCAAATTGTTCATAGTTACGCATAAACTCCGCATACATATCTTCTTTAGCACGAATATAATCAAATTTGTTTTTATTGTTTAATGGGAAATTGCAAAAGGCACAATTAAAAATACAGCCCCTTGCAATTTCCATAGGTAAACTTTGCTGTGCGGTGATGCCGTCTTCAGGCTTCCATATTACTGGAATGTTGCTAATGTCTTTTTTATCGTAATTATGATTGCTGTCAACAATCTTTTTGCCGTTAAAATCTTTAAAGATCAAATTAGTATCTTTTCCTGCAAGGTAATTTGTAATAGCAACAGTTGCATCATCTGCGTATCCAGTAACAAATATATCAGCAAAATCTAAAAATTCAACCATTCCTTTGGCACCGCCTATAACAAATGGAACATTAAAGCGGTTTCTCAAATTAGTGTAAAACTTATTGTTATCTTGCAATAGCTCACTAGTGTTAAAAAATGTAGTACTAAATCCTACCCAAAGCGTTTCTTTGCTTACATACTTTTCAAATGCAAGTTCGATATCTTCTTCTGTTAAACTTTGAAAATAATCAATAACTTTTACTGAATATCCTTGCTGTTCTAGTTCTGTTCTAATGCGATAAGCACCAATGGATCTAAAATAAGTAGTTGAGCCTAAGTCAATGCCTGTAAATATTATTGCATGATACATTTATAGTTTTACCAGCTTGATTACCCATGCACTAGGATCAAGCTCCCACCAACGATGTTGAAAATTCCAGCGACCGGGTTTTGCGTGATGATTGTTATGCCATCCTTCTCCCCAAGTAATTACTGCTAGCCACCATGTGTTTCGACTATCTTCTTTTGTTACAAAGTTTTTGTATCCCCACATATGATTACCATAGTTACTTAGTACACTTGCCCATATTTGTATTCCCATAGGAATAATTCCGCCAAATATTAACACATTAACTCCGCCTAACACAAACAATACTGCACACCATATTAATAATATCAAGTAATAATAGTTATGCAACACCAAATGGAACCTGTCTGTAATTAATCTACGCACTGCCCATTTGTTCATTTCAAAATTGTACTTGGGTATTAGTACATTCCATAGTCCTAGGTGAGGACCGTGCGGATCACCTTCTTTGTCGCTGTGCGTATGATGCTGATTATGCACTGCGACCCATCCGATACTACTTCCAGTGCCGCCGATTGCTCCAAAGAATGTAAACAAATACTCCATCCATTTATAACAAAACTTAAAACTGTTATGTGTAAGGTAGCGATGAAATGTTATTGTGATCCCTAAACACCCTGTTAAGAAATATACGGCCAAACTAAGTAACCACCAGTGTGTAGATGGGGCAAAAAATACCATATACACAATCATTGCTGTTGCAACTGCTTGAATGTATGGAAAATACGACGTGTTTGCTCTAAATAAGTTCTTCATACTCTATTTATCAACCTCTATATTGCCTATAAATTCTTTTGATAATATATCACCGTCTAACAACATGTCGAACGGATGTTTTTTTCCAAAAAACTCATTTTTCACCCAAGCATTTTCTTCAGGAATATAATCTAACCAAGGACTACATCCTATTATTAAATTTGTTCTTGTATTTTCTGTGCGATCATTTGCAAATACTCTATGTGCAATATTAGTGTCCCAACTGTATATATTTCCTAACTCAAGATTATAAGGTTGTACATTATCCATTTCAAAGTAAAATTCTTTACTTGTAGTAATAGGAATATTAAGTCTTAAGTTTACAAATATTTCTTCATCTCTGTGCCAACCAGCCTTAGGATCGTTAGGTTGCTCACTTGCTATAATAGTGCTTATCCTGCTTCTTACTACTGTACGCTTAATATTTGATAAGAATTTACCAAGTTCGCCTTCTAAACTACATGCAGTTGGTTTTATAAATCCGTAGGTGTCGTAATAACTGTCTTTTAAGTAAGAATAATTGTGAGTTTGATTATAAAAGAACTCACCTGGAATATTCTTCGGAGTGCCAACACTACTATAATTTTCATCCAAGTTATCTTGATGGTTAGGATTGTATCGCAAGCTAAGACTTTTATAATAACTTGTATTTTGAGTTTTAGTTTGCCAACCTATTGGCTTGTATTTTTCTAATACATCTGCAACAGATAGTTGTAATGATTCTAAATTATAGTTTAATTTTACACTAACATTTTTTACGTCAGTATTTATTAAATTGCTGTTCATTCTTGTAACTCTGTACAACCATTCATGTACTGTAGAACTGTCGGGACACAATGACACTGGATATATCATTGTTTGCTCCGCTTATATAATGCTATATCGAGTTCTGCAACTAGTTGTCTAGTGTATTGTATTTCTTTAGGCTCGTCGTACCATTTTAAATTTTGGTAAATTTCTCTCGGGCCGCCAAATGTGCTTGCACGACCTTGGCTCATGCGTTTTAGAAAATTTACAAGTTTATGATTGTATGTATTAAACGTTAGCCATACTTTACTATACCCTTGATTTTCTGCCCAGTCTATTTGCTTAGGGAATATAGTCCTTGCCTGGCACCAATGGCCACCACCGCGATAGTCAGGGTGTGTAAAGGCACGTACTCCTATAATAGGAATATCATTGTATACATATGCTCCGCTCATTGCAATCGGTCTATCTTTGTCACTGACAATATTAAATATTTCAAATCGTTTTTTAATATAAAATAAACGTAACAACGTGTGCGGTTTATTTTGCCAATCACTTATGTCATAATTGGCGTAAGCAGGTTCCTGCAGGTAATAAGCATCCTCACAAAGTTTTATTAGTTTGATATGCTGTTCTTCTGTAATAGTATCAGGTGTAAAAGTATCAACGTAATAGTTCATTTTTTGCACTCCTATAGTCATTAATGGTCTGCATTTGTTAATCGCGGCCAAGGTAGTTCTACAAAATATTCAGGCATATTTTTTCATACCTTCGTATGTAACTGGTTCTTTTCCTCTAATATGTACCGTATACCTAAAATCGCATACAGTTTCTTTCCATTTATAATGCCAAGAAGGGTCTGTAGGCACCATAAAGGCTTGACCTTTTGGAACTAATTTATGATACTCATCATTTAGCGTATCATATGCTTCTAGGGGAGATTCAACAAATCCTCCTTGGATAGGAACTATAATGTCATATGTTCTAACGATACCGTTTGGACCATCTATTTCTGGATGTTGCATCAATGGACGCCATTCTGACTGGTATCCATTTCTACTACGTTTTATGTTTAATGTATACCATAACTTTTTAGGTCCTAACGAAAGCCCTTCGACAAGGTCCTTTATAGCATCACACTGTAATAGATCATAATCATTTTGTAACAGTGTCCAAAAACACCAGGCATCTTTTCTATTAGGATTTATCTCTTTAGTAGTATATTCTTGAAACCCTTGCCCTCGCCAATATTCTTCAGGCACAGACTCAATAAACTCTTTGATAGATTCTGCTTGTATTTTAATTTTAGGAAAATAATAAAACGGATACATTAAAATGCTCCTACAGAAATTAATTTTTGAAACGTGTAAGGATACTTGCATTGTAGCATAAAAGCACTTCTCCATCCATCTGTATTATTTTCATAACCATGCATAACACTACAATCAAACGCTGTAGGACAGTCTGTAAGAACACTGTCTGCTTTTTCTCTATCTATGTAAAAGTCCAAAGGAGTATTATAGTTATCTAAAGGAAATAGAATATTTACAGTCCTTCTAATAGTTCCTGCTGCACTATCTTCGTGTGCTCCTACTACGCTGTGTGCTTCGGTCCTTATAAAACTACACGAATAAAAAATCTTAGGCATAACAAATTGGTCTAATATATTTTTTATTAAAAGATTGTCCATGTTGAAAGCTGAATGTACTTGCTGTGGTACTTTTCTGCCTAATTCTGCATAACCATCCGAGTAATTTAGACTGTTTGCAACATCTAATAAATCTTGTCTTGCATAATTTATATTTTCTAATTTTTTATAAATCATTAGCTTTCCCCAGCGTCTAACACATCTAATATGCGTAATACATTATCGTAAGTCTTTGGAATATTCATTACCAAATGTATACTATCTTGTGTATAACTATGTGTACGATGTGTTTTACGTGTATCAATGTAATATGCCCGGCCTTCGTCTATTTGTCTAATACGATGATCATGCTCCCATTCATACGCTGTATGATTTGTATTTGTTAAAAATATAACTATTCTAAATGTTCTTCTTTGCAGTAATATACCGTCTCGATGTTTCGGAAACCATGCTCCTGTGTTTAGTTTAACTAAACTGCAACGACCTAACTTAGGGAAATAGTCTACAATATGCTGTAAACTAGGAAGGTCTTTGTATAATTGTGTAGGAGTATCAAAGTCAAGTTCAGACAATTTGCGACCTGTTCGTCTCATTGCTTCAGGCATACTTAAACTATCTGTAGGAGTATCACCAGGCAGGCCTACTAAATTTAAACCTTGTCTATCATTTAGCAATCCTTCTCTATGCAAATAAGGTATCCACATATTATCATACTGTTTAATCTCTTTTCTAAACTCGTTTAGATCAACTTTAAACTTCAATGGAACAAAATCACCAATAGCATCTAGCTGCAATTCGCATGCAATGTCCATAATTTTAGGGTTTGTAATAACTCCATCATTGTATAATTGAGTATAGTTTACTTTTAGTTTTGCTTGCTCTTCAGCAGTAACAATATGACTATTATCCATTATAAATCTCCGTAAAAATACTTAGTCCAATTTTTTGTTTTATTCCAGCGGCCTTGAAATTACTAGAACAGTGAATTCTTAAACTATCAAATGCTATTATCGATCCAATAGTCCAAGGAAAATAAGAATGTACGCTAAGACATTCAAGCCATGTAGATTTTAAATGGCCAAGCATTTTAGTTTTTATATTTTTAGGAATACCGGTGTCAACTAAATTTTCAACATCAGTATATTCATAAAGGTGCTTATTGTAAAAAATAACTTCTTTATCAAATACTTCATCTTTAAAAAACTTTACAGGGCCGCCGTAATAGAATTGATCAAACATAACTAGTTTAATCTTATTGCAGTCACCGCTTTCTACCCATAACGGAATAGTAAATGCTTTGTAGGTGTTTGGATAATCGTAACTATCATCTATGTGCAGTATGTGAGGAGTATCTACATCAAAAAAATGGCAAGCCCGAACTTTAAAGTTGCCAAATTGTTTACGCAAAGGAATTAGTATGTCGTCAATTATACCCGTTCCTTCTTTTACATAAACTACTTTTGGACCTGTGTTTTTTTCTATTTTGTCTTGACTGTGATAGTAGTCTAATAGAAATTTAATCTTAGTTTTATCCAATGCGTTAACTATTTGCACAGGATCAGAATGTGTTTTTTTAATTTCTTCTATTTGTGTACTACTACGCATGTTTTCTCTTAGGTATCTTACTATCAGCACTTGATACACAACTCTTAGTAATACACGTCTTAGGTGTCTTAAACAGTGTAAAACCTGTTTCGATGTTACCAAGGGGTGCGTCGTGACAACTATAGCTTCTTTTTACACTACCGTCTGGCTCCCGTATTATAATGCCACTGTAACCGGCATTGCAAGCCCATCCTTCAAAATTGTTGAAATTAAAGGCATTAAAGCGTTCTGCTTGGTCCATGTACCACGTTTCGCCTTTTGAGTCTTTTAATTCTACTTGCATATGCCACGGAACGCTGGCATCATTCTTGCCCATAATATCTCTAGGCACTTGAAAGTTTGGTTTAGGTCGACATTCCCACTTACGCTTGCTTTCTGTGTACGCACGTTGCGGCATACCGTTGTGTAAACGCTTTAGATTGTCTGCTGTATACCCATCTACTACTCGGCTTGCTGTAGGGTCGCTTTGAGGCTTTAGCGTTACGTTTATACCTTGTTCGTGAAAAAACAATGCGTTCTCCCAATCACGTTCAAACCAATCCGGCACCATAACCATGTTGATTGTAACTTGTACATCATGCTCTTGACAGAAGATTAGCTTGTCGGCAAAGTCCTGCATCTTCTCAATACTGTTTACGTGCTCTGTATGCAAACTTGCAGTTATACTAGCACGATGAAACGGCTTAACTGCTTCTACATATTCTTCATGCCACTTCATATTACGTGACATGTTTGTTGTCATGTGTACACTAGTATAATTAGTGTTATTAACGTCATTAGCAAGATGAGAAAGAATATCAAGATACCCAGGGTGGAATGTTGGCTCACCACCACTAAGACTAAAGTGAAAACTGTTAAAACCGTTATCACGTGCCTGTCTTTTTATTTCGTCAATTGTTTTGAGACATAGCTCGGTAGGCCTGTGGTCTTTTTTATCGCTTCTTGCATAAGGCCAGCAGTAGCTACACTTGTAGTTACAAAATCGTCCAAGTAACCAGCTGACCGTGAAGAGGTCTCGATATAAGAGAGTTCGTTGACCCACACTGACGATATCGTCGAATGGTATCTTAGTGAAGTCATAATTACTCCATTTTAAATCTTCAGTCATATTTTTATTATACTACATTTTTTAAGTTTAGTCAAGATATTTTGCTAAGTTAGGAATATAATTATTAATTCTAATATTTTGAGCAGTATCTGTTTTTTTAATATATTCTTTCAACTGTTATACATGCATGATTTTCTAAAAAATAACACTTAGGCATCTTTAAACTCCTGTACAAGATCAAATAAGTTTTCACCTCTGCTTGCATCTAGCGCAGCAGTGTACGACAAGAACTTATCGTACTTAGCGGTCCAATCCTCAGCATACATATAATCAATAATACCTTGCACTTTATCTAAATGCAAGTAAGGTTGCAACTGTGCAGCGGCTTGATCTTTTAAATGTTTAGGTAATACTCTAATGTTTAATTCTTCTGGATGATTGAGAATGTTGAAGTATATTCTATGTCCATACGGATTAGCCCAGTCTATTAGTTCAGGCAGTCTTAGTATATTGTACATTTGTACTGTGCAGTGTATTTCAATGCCTGCGTTAGGCAGTTGCCTAACCTTTTCAAAGTTCTTTACAATCGTATCCCATTTACTAGGATGTCTAATATAATGATCTAATGCACCTGTTGCATCTATTGAACAATTAAGTTGTACTCGCTTAAAGTGAATCCATCGTTCAAGTAACCAAGGCGGTAGTTTAACTAGATTAGTATTGTACTTTAGACGTATATCCTTTGCAGTACCGTTGTCAATAAAGTAATCTAATAATTTCTGCTGTTCTTTAATAACTGTAGGTTCGCCGCCAGTTAAGTATATTTCGTCAACAGTGTGTGCAATACTAAACAAGTTTTCCCAAGTCTTTTCGTGCTCCGGCCAGTCCATACTACTAAGTCGCTTGTATTCGCTTTCACTTAGTGCAGTTTCAACTAGGTTCCATTCTTTAACCCACATGTTACTTGCATACGGATTACACATGCGACATTTTAAATTACACAAGTTTCCTAACCGTAGGTCAACATACTTTATGTTAAAGGGAGCATCAACAGTGTACTCTTTCTCTTCTTTCCACTTGTTGTTCCAACTTTGTCTAGCACTTTTAATGCCAACATCTTCTTCTCTAAAACAACGTGTACACATTTCAGGACGTTCGCCAGCAAGTAACTGCTTACGAATAGTAGTATATACTTCACTATTCCATGCTTCTTGTAAGTCGTCTCGTTGTAGTTTATAAGGGGTGCCGTCTTTTTTAGTGATAAAGTTTTTACCCGGAGTGCTGTTGCAGCACACACGAAGATTGCCGCTTGCATTAGTAGCAAGATGCATCCACGGTAATGCGCAGAATGTTTTAGATTGAGTCATAATACTTCGATATCTCCATTGTGGCAAAACTTTGTTTTTTATATGTGTCTTTTAATTTAGTTACTTCTATAAATTGTTTACTGTTATCTTCGTTAGTCGGTTGATTAATTTTATTTTTTACGTCTTTAAGAAACTTACTAAACTTTTTATTGTCTAACTCACTTAAAGTATTAATTTGTCTTAATGCTTCATCTTTAAGATCCTGCGGAACATTTCGCACATCTAAGTACGCAGGTGCATCCAATGGAATAACATTAATATGGAAATTATATTGTTTAGCTAACTCTACTATATTTTTAATTTCAAGAATGTTATATGCTTGTAGTGTAAATGTAGTTGAAGTTACCAACTGTTCAGTCTGCACTTTAGACAACTTTTGCAACTTACTGTTGACATCATTCCAATTTGCAGGATGTCTTATATATTCGAAAGTATCGCCTATACCGTCTATACTACAAATAATGTTCACAAATTTAAATGCTTTAAATAGGCCAATCCATTCGTCATTTATTAGTGTTACATTTGTTATTATCATTAGATTAATGTTTTTAGCAAAATCGTTATCAACACAATAGTCAATTAGTTTCTTTACGCTGGGAACCATTAGAGGTTCCCCGCCTGTAAATTTTAAATGACGCAACCCATTTGCAATCATGTCTTTTATCGAATCTACAAACTCTTCTTGGAGATACCATTTGTTTTGAACAAAGGTTTTTTCGTGCTCGTCTAGTCCTAGATCAACACCAGTTTCTTTAAGTATTTTTTGAAATTCATTTGCAACACCGCTACTACTATAACTATTGCACATTCTACAACTTAGGTTACAATAATTTCCTAATTTTAGATCAAGTTCTACTGGATATTTTTTTGTTGTAGGAATGTCATCTACAAATTTATCCCAGATACCTTGATTCTTATAATTTTTAACAAACTGATCTCGTAAACTAGATATTCCAGATTCTTCTTTTTTCCAACAACTTTTACAAATCTCTGGACGGTTGCCGGCCAACATTTCTTTCTTAACACCATCTCTTAGATCATTCCAGTGCTTGTCGAGATTGCCGATAAATTTATCTTTGTCCTGTGTAACAGCATTACAACATAAACGATTTTTCCCCATTGTGTTTACGCATAGGTGATCCCATACAGCAGGACAAACGGTATCTAAATTCATTTTATCTCTCTGAGAAACGTTAGTAACAGTCCCATTTTAGTTGTCCAATGATTATTCGGACGACCTTTATTTGTTGCATGCAATTGCACAGCATCAAACACAATAGGAGCACGAGGTTTCCACTCGCAAGTTAGTTCAGGTGTTAATCCTGTTAAGCGTTTGTAAGGAGTGTAGTACAAATATTCATCGTAATGTTCTTTGTTATAGTTTATAAGATTTGATGTTTTATCTTGTACTGTGCCATCTAACAAATAAAAATTAATGTCAACATGATTATCTACAATGGGATATGTTGTTGCAACAGTTTGTTCTGGTTTTTTACCGTGATGGTATACATGGGCAAAATCAACATGGCGCTGATCAAAAAACACAGCATGGCTTTCTATGTTAGCAGGTGCAGTAAACAATGGAATAATAATATTACGCCAGGGTACATATTTGCGGCCCTTGTGATCTATAGGAGTTTTAGTTAAACTATTTTTCCAATCTGATTCTCTAGTACTATCGTTGTGTAACCCATACTGACTAGGCGTAATAAAGAAATTGCCTCCGACAACAGGTGATGTTTCTGCACCCGGTACCATTTGATTAATACGATCTGCAAACTTTTCGTATACTCCCTGTAGGTTACCGCTTATAAACATTGTACCGTTATCGTTGTGTCTTACTGTATTGCAACGACTAAATGCATATCCGTACATCCAACTAATTTCTTCTTCAGTAAATGCTTCATCAAATACTTCTGCTTTTTGAAAATGTTCTGCTATGTTTTGTTGTACGCTTGATTCCTTTAGATTAGCAAGCCAATGTTCATACTCAAGTTTATAACTTTTATGATTTGCAATGTCTTCTGCTCTATTAATATTCGCTAACATTAAAAATATCTTTCATTTCAGGAAATGTTTCTGCAAAAGTATTTCCACGCTGATTATCACATAGTCCTAAAAACTCCTGCATCTCAGGCAAGCGTTGGCTCCAGTCTTCGCTCTCCATAAAGCTAAGTATGCCGTCAAGGCGTTTAATGCCATATTCTGCACTGCGGAATTTTTCATAATCTACTTTACCTTTGTGCCATTCTGGAATGCCTAACTCCCAGTTTGCTTCCCACCAAGGATACCATGCTTCGTATTTTACTCTACACTTAGCTTTAAAATCTGCAGGCAAACTTTTAACATTTAAATGTGCAGGCCAATATACAAAGTGCTGACTAATTCCGCCTGCACCAAATGGCCACATGTTAACTTTCTTAAACTTCTGCTCTAGCTTCCATTGAATAAAGTCTGGCAAGTAATATACATTTAGTGCTTGTACTGCACATGCAATAGTAACTTCGACATTGTCACTAGTTTGTGTATCTAACAAATGGAATACTTCTTCTTGACGACTCCACTTACTAGGATAACGAATGTAGTCATTCATTTCTTTGATACTGTCTATGCTGTAATGGAAACGTACTAACTTAAATTCTTTCCACAAGTCAAACAAATCATCCCGCCACTCAACACCGTTTGAATTGTAACGAAGTTCTAGATCTTTTGCATAACCCATTTTAATAGCGTATTCGAGTATCTCGTAGTGTTCTTCAATAATGAGACTTTCGCCGCCAGCAAAGTAAATCTGTTGCATACTAGGCATTTGCTCGTAAAACTGTTTCCAAAATGTAGGATTCTGTTTGTGCCAGTTATAACTACTGCCGTTAGTACTACCTTTATCCTGCCACTGCATAATTTCTTTAAGTGATTCATTTTTTACACTAGGAAAGATTGCTTTATAATCTTTAATCCATCCACTACTGTCATGTGGGCTACACATAATACATGCAAGTTGACACTTTGTCCCAAACCGCAAATCAATGTATGCTAAGTTGGGCGGTACTTCGCCGTCGGGCTGTGTATCAGAAAGTATTTTATCAAGATCAACACGTTGACTCCAATAGTGTGTTTCCCACTGTCGCTTACTACGGTGCCCGGCTGCTTCTTCTTTATAACATTTTAAACAGCTAGGTGGCTTTTCGCCTGCAAGCATTTGTTTGCGTACATTTTTCATGTATTTGCTGTTCCATGCTGTTTCAAAGTCACTAACGTTTAAGTTGTTGGGTTTGCCGTCGTCTGTTTTAAGGATGCCCACTTGGCCACCATGTTCTTTGTCATTAGTAGCACCGACACTACTAGCGTTAGCAGTGCAGCATACTCGCATACTACCATCAGGTCTCGTACTAAGGTGTACCCACGGTAGAAGGCAAAACGTCTTTGAAGGATACTTTTTATCTGTCATGTAAGTACTTATTTGAACTGTTCTGCAAAAGGATCAAACTCGGATCCGCATTTCATAGCACATACTTTTAGTTTGCCGTCTGCACAACTAGACTTGCTCCAACTGCTTTGTATACTATCAAATATACCTGTGTCAAATACTGCTGCTAATCCGTTACGTGCATCTAACGCACCCTTATTAGGAATAAAGTCCCATATCTGTTCTACCTTAGGATCTTTGTGCCACCATTTGTACATTCGCCCGGCTGTCCAACAACAAGGCAATGCTAGACCTTCTGCTGTAATGAACAAGCTATTGTCTTTCTTTACTTTACAAATAATAGGAGCTCTATCATAGTATGCATCCATACTATTATATTTCTTTTCTACTTTTTCTTGAGTCTTTAATGCATTATTTTGGTATTTAATATCAGGTTTTTTTAATTCTGCCGCCACTTTTCCTTTTTTGTCAACTGCTTGGTGCGATTCTTTTTTCTTTGAATCTTGTGTAATAAAACGGCCTGTCTTTTTCTTCATAAACTTTTCGCAGCCCCACGCATTAGCAAGTGTTTCTGCTTCTTCAACTTGATGTTGGTTGTGTTCAAATATTAAAAAGTCCCAACGAGCTCTGCCGCCTGCACTAATAAACGCCTTCATGTTACGCTCTACATTGTCCCATACAACGCCTTGACGATAGATATGGTTAGTATCGCGTAAGCCGTCAACACTAAAAATAACGGCTCCTGTCCTTCCAAAAACTCCTGCAAGTTCTTTCCACCATTGTTCATTCTTTGCTCCTGCATTTGTATTCATGCTCAGCCACATGTTAGTATTGTGTTCACGGAAGTACTTGAATATTTCTAAGGTATCACGAGCAACAATAGGATCACCTAAGTTTCCACACATATACATTGTGTTAAGCTGTGCAATAAACTCTGGCAAGAATATTTTTTTGCAATCTTCTAATGAAAGTTCATCTAAGTTGATATGAGGGTTTATACCTTTGCCATTCATATTGCGGTCGCACATAGGACAACTAGCTTGACAATTTTGAGTTACTTCAAGATGAATTGCTTTTATATCTTCATACTTATACATATTTTATGTATTCTTCTATAGGAGGTTTTTTATAATCATTGCTATCTGGTATGCCAGCTTCGGCGTTATATACCGGGCAATGATATGTAAGAGCCTCAGATTTATAACCAATTCCTAAATATAATTGAGGATGTATTCCAATATCCTCGACCATGTCGTTATCATTTTGTATACAAGCACAAAATCCAACAGCCAATCCAACAGCAGGAGCAGCAAGACTAACATACATTGCTGCAAGCCCTATTTCAACTCCTGCTTCATAGAGATAGTAATTTTTATCAACTCCGTCTTGCGGAGTTCCTCTAATGCCAAAGGCAAGAACATAAGGTGCAAGTACCTGAGGATTATATCTTGATTTTGGATTACCCGGATCTGCTTCAGTGCCTTTATACATCTTTTGTTGTAACTCAGGCAGCGTATGTGTAGGAATAATACGCAAGTCATATCTAACTCGGCGTTGTTTACTTGGCACGTAGTTGTGTATACCTCTTACAATATCATCTATTAAATGCTGTTCAGGTATTTGATCTGTCCAATTATATGTATTGATTCTATTATTTGCGAGATATTCAAAAGACCCTAATTCATAAATTGGTTTATTTAAAATATTGTTTATTGTAATAGATACTAAGCTATCAACTTCAACAGACGGACAAATTTCGTTTATCAAAGTATTAATTATTTTATAAGTTTTTACTTCAACATCAGTTGTTCTTAACTGAGACTTTCCTCTGTTCCAAAATCTACTGGTAATATTCTGTGTTCTAGCAGTATTAGTATTTTCTAAATCATATATCCATGCATCATACACATAACCAATATCTCTATAGCACTTTTCAAATTCAGTAGTACGATTAGGATAAGATTTTTTAATCCATTCTACTGATTGCTCAATTATAGATTTTTTATTTTCTTTTAAAATTTTAATTATGTTCATTGTCATTCCAGTACTAACACTACATCTTTGCCTGGACCTACTTTGCTAGGTAAGTCTCCATATTGCTCTACATACCATTTAATAACCGCGGTGTACCAATTTTGACTATTATGATGTGCTTGTTTATTAAACTGATATATGTTATTGTTTGTAGCTTCCATAGTACTTATCGCACGGGCACTTTCGGTCTGGAGCTGTCTGAGTGTAAGATTACTTATATCCAATTTTCATAAACCTAGTATAGTTGGAAAGAAATAATTCACCTTCAAATTTAACATCTGACATAGGAGCTGACTTACTAAATGTATCTAAGTCAGCACTACAATTTATATGATCTTCTATTTCAAAGTAATTGTTGCTTTGTAATACTACTAATTTGCCATCCGGAATCTTTGAATACCATTCTTCGAAATTTTCTATGTGTTCGCAACTTGTGTTAATAATAGTATCAGGCGTATCAGCTAAAGGACACGTTGTTCCGTCAGCTCTAATTACTTCGTAGTTTTCGAACTCATAATTAATATCCATGATATCTTTTGTAGATGATTTAAATTGCCAGTTATCCTTAACCCACGGGTTATTAAATGTTTCAGCAATACTTCGGCAACTAGGATCAATGTCAAAACTTCTAACTTTATTTACTTTAATGTTACTTTCAAATAACATTGTAGCAAGTGTAGCATACCATCCTGCACACAAGAATACTGTGCCTAAATCAACTTTAAGTTCACTAAGTTCTTTTACTAACCATAGTTTGCTTTCTAGTTGTCCTCGGCTAAAACAGTCTGCATTAAAACTGTCATCGTCCTTATACTTACGCATACCTTCAATTAATTGACTGCCTGTTAATCCTTGTATAATTCTAAACAATGCAAACTTATCTTGACTTAATAAGGTTTTTCTAAGATCACTAAAGATAGAGTTATCCGGGTATAGTAATTCTAATCTATCTAGTATTTCAGCAATCTGCATTGTATTTCTCCTTAAGCCAGTTAAAGTCGTTTATCAACCCAAGATCAGCCCCGCTAGAAAGCCCGTACTTCCTGCCAGCACAAGCACCTTTAATAGCATATTCGCCGAAGGGAGCATCTCCTCCCACTGTTGTCCATATTTTGAGTCTTTCATTTGTTTCTTCCTCGTTTTGTCTATCTATTATTTTACTTGCAAGTTTAGTACATTCTCTAAATGCACTACGCCATGTACTAAATTCATCTACATTAAATGCAGTGATATTACTAACTTGCTCCATAGGAATAAATTTAGTACTGATGCTTGTGGTCATATCTGGTTTACTAGTGTCCATGTGTAATGTTGCTATTCTAGGAAGCAATTTTACACCACCGTATCCGTATTCTAGATCATTAATAGGATTGCGGCTACGCCATACATGTACAGCATCTTTATTAGTTCGGTTTGGAACATAAGAAAAATCAAAGTCATCTACAATAAGTGCATCGGCGTCAACAATCCATACCATATAAGTAAATGCTTTTTTTGCTGCTTCAATATGTGCTTGATGTATTCCTTTAACTCCGTGAACACGCATAGCCCACGGCACTTGTGCTTTTAGGTTGTTCCAGTTTACATCAGCTTGGATTTCGTTATAACTTATAAAAATTACATCATACATTGCTGTTCTCACATAGCTTGTAAAATTCTTTGTACTCTGGAAATACTTCTAAAAAGTTTTTATTTCTACGACGATCGTACTCATTTACAAATTGCACAAATCCAAATCTGTCTGCACTTACATTAATTTTCTTTTTGAAACGAGCAAGGCAATCGTTGTATATTCTTTCTAATTTAAAAATCTCATCCATTTTAAATCGCTTGTTCTTTTTTCTTCGTTCGATCATAAAATCTATAGTAGTCTTTAGATATGTTTCAATCATTTCCTCAGTTGCAATTTTAATGTCAAGGAACTCTGGGTGCCTAACATATGCAAAATCCATAACTACTCGTTCGCCAAAGTCTCGTTTTAATTTTTCTATATGACAAACAAACTTGTGGATTGTGGGCAAACTTAAAATATTAAATGCACTCATAAAACAAACCTTAATATCAGTAGTTTGTTCCAAAAAGTATTTAATATTTGAATCAAATAATTTCCAATCCATTCCGTCTCTGCTGTATTCGGCTTGTCCTTTAACACTTTCTGCACTTGTATATAAACTAAATGATTTAATAGATTTTGAAACTTCTAATTCTTTTATAGAATTAACAAATTCTTTCCATAATAATTTTGGAGGACATGCATTACTGTTTATAGCAAAATCTAAATTAGGCTGAGGATTGTTAATTAAATATTGAATAACCCGTTTAGTGTGTTTACTTAATAACGGTTCGCCGCCTGTAATTCTGAATACGTGCATATGCTGTACTGCTTCAGGAAACCATTTCCAGAATGCTTCAATATACGGATTTTCTTCTCTTTCAAGAATAGGAATTTCTGTTTCCTTAATACTATTATAATGGTTGTTTTTTAATATGTAAGCACCATTTGCTTTTATTTCATCAGTCCATTTGCTACTAAATGCCGGGCCGCAGTATGTACATTTAAAATTACAAACGTTTGAGAAACTAACTTCTACATATCTTGGATATATATTTTCGTCTCCTGTTGACGTGATTATTTTCTTTTTATCAGTCTGGCTCCATGTTTCAGAACTTTTAGTAATTCTATCACTAAAGTTATTAGTATTATCTTCAATTCGCCAACAATAATCACATTCGGCAGGACGCTTGCCTGCAAGCATTTCTTTTCTAATTTCTTTTTTAAAATTAGTGTTATGTAATGCACTCGGATTAACTGCAAGTTCATCTAATGGAATTTTATGGGCACCTACATGATGACAACTATGTGTTATGCCAGATCCAAGATGCATAGTTACTTGTGTCCATTTAGCCAGGCAAAATCCACAGCCAACAGCATCTAATTCTTTTTTAACTTGTGGTAAGGAATCTAAATTAATCATTCTGGATCAATTACAAATTGTTGTGCAGGATTTCTACTAGGATTTTGATATACTATTTTAAAGAATTTACTTTGTTGAGCACTTAATGGAGTTTCAGCAATTGGTATTTTTAACTCATTAATAAGTTTAATACCATACGTGTCTGTTTTGTGTTTAATATCTTCGATGCCTGCAAAGGAAGTAGTCCATAAGTCATTTAAATATTTAAAGTCTCTAACTTGAACAAAGTCCCAATCTGTACACATTGTCATATACAGACCCGCTCTTGCTCCTAATATAGCCCAGTCACCGTTTTGTACATCTGCACCTATCATTAACCAAATCCAAAGTCGGTGTAAGTTTTTCCAATGACCTTTTAATAACTGTTCTTTTGTAGGCTTTGCTCCTTGATCGAGTGCCATTTTAACACCTTCGCGGAATCCAGCACGCCATGCTTGTTGTGCTGTAGTGTTGTTATGTACATCAGAGTAACAACTATTTTGTTGAATGTACTGTAAGTCCCAACAGAAGTCTACTTGAGCTGCTATATTATCAGCATCTGCATTTTCGTGTGTACGCATGTTAAGAACATATTCTTTGGGCCAGCATTTGAGACCGCCGTTGCCGTACATCAATCCGTTAATTTCGTTTTTGCCACACCAACTAATAACACTAGATTCTAAATCACTGCCCTGCGGAATATCTAATATTTGTTCTAAAAAGCCAGGGCGTACAATATTGTCACCATCAACAGTAATAAAACGATCTGTTTCGCTTAATTCTGCACATGCTTTGTGTGCAGCATCTGAACCTTCTACACCGTGTACACGTTTTGCCCACGGTGCTTTAGTAAGCAAGTCAGCATAGTTTTTTTCTGCATTGGGTTCGTCATATGACAGATAGATAATATCGTAATCAATAATTCTCATTTATTGCTCCTGTACATTATGTATGTGTTTTACATGATGCTCGCTACACAAAAGGCTTACACGCTGTTTACACACTTCTACATTATAATTTTTTAATGTAACCGTATCGCATAATGCAAGTGTTTTTAAATTAACTTGCAATGTATCTAATAGTATAAATCGATTGCTAGGATCAACTACATAGTACTCCTTAATATAATTTTCTCCTTGTGCAAACATTGCACATACTATATCATCCATTGTACTTGTAGCTGTCCAAGTACAGTTAAACAAGTCTTGATTTAAAATAATTGCATTATGATCTATTACTTGCTTAACAATAATACCCCTAGACTGTGCTCGGTCTTCTGCCTTGTCAATGTGTTTGAGTACAATGTGTATCTTACCTTTTATTTTTGCATTTTCAATTACAATGTAATCTAATATTTGCTTGATGCCGTTTGAAAAGTCAGTATATGTTTGTAAATCAACTTCAATATAATATTCGCCAAAAGAATCGTCTGTTATATTAGCAACTGCTGTGATGTTACCGTCGTCGTTATAATAAATGTAATACATTACACACGCTCCTCAAGCCATCCTAACATGTCTACTGTTAAAAATTCATCTTCAACATAATGCAATACGCCTGATTGTTTATATCCACCTATATAAAGTGTATCATTGCCAAAATCTATAGGTAACACATCAGTCCATTTACTCGGTACATGACTCCAATTTTGTACTTGAGCTTTCATATGAGTAAATGTTAGATTATTATTAATTTTAGAGTCTAAAATCGTTAGTGCAACTGCGGCACTGAGATCTACACTATTCCAATTTTGCATGTCTTTAGGAGCATATTGTTGATAAAATACTTTCCAGTTTGTCATTATTACATCTAATAATTTAAAAAAATTATGAGCTTCGTCGCATTTTGAAAATTTATACATGCCGGTGTATATATTAGGTAAATTGTTTGAATCAAATGTTTTTCTATAGTATCTATTAGTTACTAATTCGTTTCTATATGTAGTTACTTTATTTGTAAAAATAATAGGATCAATATTTTCCCATATTGGAGTAATATTATCTAATATTAACATATCAGCATCAAATACTAGGGTATTTCTATAAGGAGTTAAATGGTAGATTTTCCAACGATTATCTATTTTCCAATCAGAGTTTTTTGCTAAATCGCCCCAAGGTATAGAAATAACTTGATCAAATACATCTTTATATGCTGTTGGAATTACTTCATCAGTTATAATACTAATATTTGTGCCAGGTGCGGTTGCAAGAATACTTAATGCCAATGCATATGCTTGTTGTACATAATCTGTTTTACTATTATTTTGTGCAAGTACACATACACCATTACTCATTTGCAAACTCCTTGTCAATAAACGAGTTTAAGCTAAACTTATTCATAATGTGAACAGTTGCATCTGTAAATTTTACTGGAAGATAATCATATGACTTATGTGCAAGTAATTTAATAACGTTATTATTAACATCTATTAAAATATCGTTATCCGTTGATACCCACATATCACTAGGTAATTGTTTAGGCCACTCGGTGCTATTTTCAAATCCACGCATCATATGCATTGTAATACTGAATGCAAAATCGTTTCTAAATTTAGATTCAGTAATATCATATACTGTTCTATAATAATTGTAATTTTCTTTAATATGTTCTACTAAGTCAAATACTGTTTTTGCAGTATTGCTTTTTGTAAAATATAATATAGTAGCCCAATACATTGGAATAGTTTTATCACTTACTCTATCAAAACTTAGCTCTGTGCCTTGATTAACTAAATTGTAATGATTTGCAATCATAAAATCTTCATTAGTATCAAAACATGCTAGTAACTTATCATTTGATACTAATAAATCAGTATCAATTACAATTGTTTTATCAAATACGCTTAACTCGTATACACTATTGCGAGAAGAGTTTTTCCATTCTAATTTTTTACTTGCATATAATCCGTCATTAAATGTTTTAACAGAATTATTAATAGGTGCAGCAATGTGTGATACAACATCAATATAATTTTTATAAAACGGGTATTCTGATTCAAGGTAATCAACTGTATCTGTAATCAGTTGTACAGGTAAGTTTAAATACTGTTTTACTCGCTTTGCACAATATACTGCTTGCTTTACATAATCAATACTGCTGTTGTTAAATGCAAAAAGTACAACACCTTGCTTCATAAATCAACCAATCCTTGTACTGATCTATTTTTTTTAATTGTTTCGTAGTCAACGGCATATTTACGTGATGCAACTGCATAGACTCCTATTAGTTCTTTTGCAAATTCGTTAACATCAGGAATCATAAAAGGAATACTGTTATCATCTAGTACAACTGCACCATCTGGAATTGTTTTTGACAACGTATAGACAAAATTAATTAGTTCTTGTGTAACAGTAAACTTATGGCCGTGAATATAATGCACAAGGTTTTCTTTATACTGTGCAAGAAAAATACGTTTTTGGTTGTTTTGCGTTGCTAAAAAATTAGAAAACTCTAATGCTTTACTTAATCTTTCGTCCATTGATGACTCCTCATATAGTATTAGTATATACTATAATTTGAAACCTGTCAAGTAAAATTAGAAAGTATTTGTTACGCCTAATGCAATTGTAGGAGCATCAACTTGAACATTTGAACCAGTTGGACGAATGTAGCTCATTGCACTAGTTAATGTACCTTGCACGTTTTCGTCAACTGCTGGACCTGTACCAGTTTGGTCGCCAACGTCATTATCTTGATATTGCATACGGATTCTTACTCCGTTAGTAATTGCACTTGCAAAGATTTTATAACGATTTTCTGAGTACGGATTTGCACCGTTACGATTCATGATTTCTACTTCCCCAGCTAAATCATAATATCCGCTGCTATTAGTAATCGTGCCGCCGGCTCCTGATTTGGTCACATCAACATAATTCACTGTAATAGTACCCGGGTCCATCATTGTTTGCCAGTCTAATGTTTTCGCTTCGCCACCTCCATACGATAAAGTTGACGTAAGTGTAAGTTTGCCGCCAGCATTAAAAAAGGCCTTGGCAGCGTTTGCTGATGACCACGTAAATGTTACATCGTGTGTTTGTGTGCCGTTCCAATTTGTTTTAGTTCTACTGCTAGCAGATACTGTAGTAGACTGTCCAGCACCTAATGTAAATCTATTTCCTGCATCTTTTACAAAATTAACTACATTTTCAAGTGCGTCATGAATGGCTTTAGTGATGCCGCTATCAGTGTTTACAGTAGTAAGTGCCGGACTAGGAGTTGAACCAACTTGGTGTGTATATGCTTTATCAACATCTGTTTTGAGTGCATTCCAGGCAGCAGCAGTAACTTTATCGCCAGGAACAACTGCTGGAGCAGTTGTTGCTTGATTATATCCAGCTGCACCTGTACCTGTACCAGTAGGAGTTCCCATAACAAGATTAATACCCGATCTTAATGTCGTATATTCTGCTTCGCCAATTGTTTGACCGACTGTTACTGCCATGTTTATTCCTCTTTAACTATGTACTTTATTTATACTTTTAACACGCACTCAACTAGTTTCTCTGATTCGTCTGTGTTTGATTCTAGAGAAATACCTACTAACGCAGTTGTCGCAATAGTTGTACATACTCCATCGGCCATTGCATAAACTGCTTGACCTTTTTTAACAGCACCTTTAACACGCACAGGAAGACGACCTTTTAGACCAATATATTGTCCTTCACTATCACTGTTCATCATGTACGCCGGAGCTGTTGATACTACACCAATACAATGATCACTTGCTTTTGCAGGTTCTACATCGTGGTCCTCGCAAGCACATACTGCTACTGCGGTACCTGGTGCTAGTTCTTCTGCTGTTGAATATTTTTCTGCTAAGTCAGCATATCGAGCACTTGTTGCTGTACCTTGGAACAGTACTGCATTTAAGTTACCTGAGCCATCACGCACTGCAACACTGCTACTAGTACCTGTACCAATTGTGTCAACTGCGCCAACTCGTGCAGTGCCCCCAACTATAAGCGCACTTGCTTTTTCTGAAGTTCCGTATATATTAGTTGCGTATACTGCTGCAAACTGATTACTAATATCGCCTAGCGTAACTGATTCAGCTGCGGTTCCGGCAGCATTAAGGCCAGGTTTAACTACACCTGGTGTAAATACAATAATATTTTTAGATAGGCCGCCGCTTTGTTTAGTTCTAAAACGAATTTCGTCACCTTGCGCATTTTGTATAACACCCTGGTTGTCGTTTTCAATAAAGATTTTTAAATCTAGTCCTGCGCCGATAGCAATACCTGCATCGGTTTGGAAGTTAGTGATCTCAGTAAATACACTCGGTTGTCCAGGTGATGCAGTAACATAATTAGCAGCTGATATGCCGTTTAGTTTGTCAGCGTTAGTAGCTGTACCGTGGAATCGTTGTGTTCCGCTAGTAATACCAGCTGTTGCGTTGAGTGTATTTTTAAGGGTTACTCCTGCACGTACTACATCAAATCCAGAAATAGCATTTTCAGCATCGGCACTATCAATTGTAAATTCTACAGGACTAATAATAAACATTACTTCGTCGTTAATTGTTGCTGCAATAATACTCTTACTAACTGCAAGATCATCACGAACTGATCTACTCTGCATTTGCGTAATACCAGAGCCAGCATCCTGCGGTCCAATCAGTACAAAATCTGTGCCGTTATATGAATATAGCTGTTCGTTAACAGTGTCCCACCAAAAATCGCCAGTTGCTAACCCTGCAGGGGCCGTAGCACTGATTTCGGCACCTCCTGTCGTGCGCCATTTAGCACTATCATAGAACTTTAGTTTGCTGTTTGCAGTATCAAACCAAAGTTGCCCTGTAACTGCTCTCGGTGGTTGATTGGCCCCAGCAAAGTTTTCTAGCAAAAATACAAAGTTTTCGTTTTGTATTTCACCGTAACCTGCATAGTTTTTACCAACTAGCTTGATATCAGTTGTTTGATCCAACGTACCATCTTGTACGATGGTTAACTGATTTGTGTTGTATTTGTTAATTGTATACGCCATATTTAAATAACCCCTTGCTGTTAGTATTTATCGCAAGTTAAGGATAAACGCCTGTGCTGGTAAATGTCCAGGTAGCGCCCGTAACTGTAAATATCATTGTGTGGCGTGACGGAGTTAAAACTACCGTACCCGATGCCGGATTTGCTGCTGTAATATCTTGTATTACTGATTCGTTTTGAGTGCCGGCACTGTCAACTGCAATTGTAGATTTTTGTAATACCCCAGTGCCATTAGTGGTCACAGTTATGTTAATACCAGTAACTGTGGCACCAGCGTAGCTAGTACAATGAATAGTAGCAACTGTGCCTTCTCTCGCACTATTTGCAGGGCTAATACTTTCTAATATACTTCTAACATCTACAATCGGGCCGTTGCCTGTTCCTGCGGGATTAGGACTAGTTAGTCCTGTAATGTCTAAAGCAAATGCAATTGGAATTGTAGCGACTGATGTATCAACATATGCTTTATTTGTTACATCTGTTGCAGTAGTAGGCGTAGCTACTCCTGTAATTTTTTGACTGTTAAGTGTAATTGTGCCGCCAGTTGTGATGCTTAATGCGCCTGGCGTCGATATACTACCTAATGTAACATTGCCAGTGACACTTAAACTTCCTAATGTACCTACTGTAGTTAGTCCGGCGGCAATTGTAACCGTGTCACCAAGTCGTGTTTTAGAAAGTACTTGTGTATTTTCAATTCTATATTCTTTGCCAGCAATTAAATCTATGTTTTGATTAAATGTCCAGTTTCCTGTTGACTGAACCCAATTAATAGTTTTATCGGTTGCGCCTTTTAGTGTGATGCCACCTTGATTTGCGGTTGTGTCTGTAGGAGTGTCTACTTTTCCTAATTCAATGTTAGGATCTTCCACTGTCATTGTTGCAGTGTTAACAGTAACAGTGTCGCCTTCGATTATTAGGTCACCTCCAACTGTAAGATTTCCAGTAAAGTTGCCGGCTCCAGTAACATCAAGTGCAACTGTCGGAGTATCTTGGTAGATACCTATACGACCTGTACTTGTGTCAAGAGTGAATGCTTCAATAAAGTCATTGCCTAGAGGCACTCTAATTGAAAAATCATAATTTAATTGTTTAAGTTCTATAGATGTTGTAGTTCCACTATCAACTGTTTTAAACGATGCATATTGTGTATCGCCATATCCTACAGTAACACCAGTATCGCCCTTAACAAACAATGCGCCTTCCATTTGTTGATCGACTACTGCATTTGAATTATCACGTTCGTTAGTTCGTATAAAATCAGTAGCAGAAAACGTATTTCCTTGAGCATCAATTAACAATTCTGCAGATAATGCAGTACCTTGATGTTTAAAATCTGAAACTACAGTTGGATTAAATCCAACTTTGATTGATCTGCCTGGTGTATAAGGAAGTATATTATAATCTACTCCTGGCGTAAATTCAAATCTACTATATATTCCAGCAAGTACGCCGCCTATATACATCGCTAACACAGTTTTAATCTGATTACTAGTATCTACCATAGTAACTGCTTCAAGACCTGTTTTGCCCTGAGTTGCGTTATATTGTGGTCCAACTAATACTAAATCACTTCCGTCCCAAAAATATAATTTATTTTCAGCGTTATCGATCCACAAATCTCCTGATACAAGGTTAGTAGGTTGGCTACTACTTACCGTCGGCGAACCTGCTGTTCTAAAACTAATACCATCATAAATTTTTAATCTATTTTCGCTGTTATCATACCAAAGTTGGCCCTTTAGTGGATTACTAGGAGCACTAGTTGATGCAAAATTTTCAACTATTTTAACAAAATTTTCATTAAATGCTTCGCCAAAACCTTTGTAATTACGTCCAACTAAAGTTATGTCTGTAGATGCAGTATCAATTATGCCATCAGTAAGTTCTACTAACAGATCACCATTGGTCTTGTTTATTTTATAGCTCATGCAGTAACTCCTGTGTAGATAATATAATTAATAGTTTGGAATGGATTCATAATATCAATTGCTGCACCCACATTACTAAACCCACTGCCAGCAGGTACAAGTACATCACCACTATTTGGCAGTCGTTGAGATAAATCTTCTGCGCCGGTTTGTAAACTAGATCCTTCTGAACCTGTCGGCAAGTTGCTTCGGCCGTCAACTTCTCTATGTACATAAAATTGTTGTCCGCCGGACGACTTTAAATTATGTTGGTGTTCTGGTAGATTTTCTAATCCTATAGTAGTTGTATCTGTTCCGTCTACTGCTCCTACTACACTTGCATTTGATCCTCTATTTCTAATGTCTGGATCGTCAACAGATGGACTTGTACCTCCCATTGATAAGTTACCTAGTGGGAACCTACCTCTTAGATCAGGTATATTAAAATATCCCGAACTTGGAGTTGGTCCATAATTATTTCCAACTAGCTGAAATAATTGATTATATACACCAGTTGCTAGTTCTTGGCCGTTGCAAAATTTCCATCCTGATGGTTCAGCAAGTCCTGCATACGGCATAATACTTCCGATAGGAGTTAACCCTGTAATACTATTAAATAATGTTGCCCTAGTTATACGTTTCAATCCTGTGGCTACGCCGCTTATTCTATCAATTAAAAATTCATCGCTTGATAAACTGTTAGATACTTGTTCTTTAGCACTAATAACAGTATTTTTTAATGTTAGTGCAAATGTTTTTACGCCGCCGCCGGTTTGTCCGTCAAATACATTTTCAACAGTTTCAACATCGCCGGTCATTCTAAAAGTTGTTGAACTTGTTAGTTTATCAGCACTACCTGATTTACCACTTACGTTGCCACTTACCTGTCCTTCTAAATTTCCCAAGAAGGTAGTTGCATATATTTTTTTCCAGCGCAAAGTTGCACTACCGATGTTTCTAGCGTTGTTAAGATCCGGTAGTACTAGATCACTTGCTGCGGTATCAACTACTAGATCGTTATTGCCTAATGTTATACCCTTTTGTACCATTATTGAATCACCAACATTTAATGCTTTAGCAACGCCAGCGCCACCTTTAACAATTAATGCACCATTACTAATAGTAGTACTTTGGACAGTGTTAGTTGTTGTAATAATTCCATTAGTTTTAATATTGCCAGTAACATCTAATGCTTCATCCGGAGCTTCGTTGTTAATACCAACTCGTAAACTTGAATCTATTCTTAAAACAGTATTACTATCTCCGGAATTTCTAACTCTAAAGTCAATATTTGAGCCTTCAATATTATGTTGAATAATTCCTGCACTGCCTTCAATACCGATATTAAGCTCTGCATTGATACCGTATGCAATGCCGCTATTGTTTTGAACATTTAACGGAAATGATGTTGTCGATTCTATATCGCCTCTTAGAAAGTTAGCCGCAGGAATTGCTAAATTACTAACAATTAGACTTTCTGCTTTTTCAGCAGTACCATAAAACTTAACATCGTTAATGCCATCGGCATTTGTGTCTCGGTTTGCTAGGTTAATACCTGGACGAATTTGTACACCACTAAATCCGTTAATTGTTGCTTTAGGAGTAAATGTATTAAATGCAATAATGGCAACAATATTGGCATTAACTTGAATTTCAATAACTGTATATTCTGCGTTATCTTGACCAATAATAGTATTAGGTGTTGCTCCAGTTGTTAGGCCCTGACTAAAATTTGGACCAACTAAAATCCAATTAGATCCTGTAAACAAATATAATTGTTGGTTATCAGTATCGGCCCATAAATCGCCAGTAAGTGCTTGGGTAGTGTCTGGCTCTGTGGAACTCTTTTTAAGTCCACTTGCAGATAGCCAAACAGTACCGTCATAAATTAATAATTGTCCGCTGTTATTATTATACCACAACTGGCCTTCGATAGCATTATTAGGTTCAGTAGGACTTGCAAAGTTTTCTAATAAATGTAGCAAGTCTTCAGCAATAGCAGCGCCATAACCGGTACTATTCCTACCTGGTAATTTTATACTTGTAGTTGTGTTGATTGTTTGATCTTCAATTACTATTGGATCTTTATCAGCACTATCAGTAAATTGTATTGTATATGCCATTTAAATTATCCCTCGTTAAAGCCAGATAAACTTTGTACTCTAACTGTATAATCAATTTGAATTAGTCTATTAAGTGATTTTTGTACAGGATGAAAAATAACATGTGTTAAAAGTCTACCATTGCCGCCTGCACTGTATGCTCTTAGTCCTAGTTCGTCAAATACATAAAGACTATCCGGACTTGTTGCAGTGTCAAATGCATCTTGGCCGTTTGGCTCGCCATAATCTAACAAACAAGTTACTAAAATATCAGTATAATTTGTACCACTCACATGGCGTGTTTCAATCTTGTTACGAGCAGGATCAAGATTGTTTACACTTCTATCATCTACTACTTTAGTAAATGTTTCGTTGTATAAACTAGCATTTGTGCCTGTGCTGTTTGGCGTCAAGTATGTAATAATACCTGTAGGGTCAACACTAGTGCCACCGTTGCCAAATCCCATTTGATAAATCCAGCCTGTGCCTGCATTGCCTAAACTTTCTGCAAGACTAATACTCATATTTTCATAATGAATAGCGTTGCGTTTGTCTACAATAACCTCTCCAGTCTCTGGATTGTGTATTTTAATGTGTCCTTGAAGTAACACACCACTTTGTTCATTTAATTTATCTGTCATTTGTTTTATATCCTGCTTATTGTATTTATCGCGGCAAGTCAACTGTTGCTGCACGTAAGAATCTACTAATGTCTGTATCTGATTCACCTAGAGGTGTCCCAAGTGCATTCCATACTATTCCGGTGTGTCTGACAATTGTTACTTTAACGTTTTCAATTGGTGTTTCCAATAATGTTAGTGCAGAACCGCTTATACTAAATTCTGCCGGCAAAGTTACATCGCCCTCTGGACTATCTTGTGCTGTCGGATTTGGCATTACATAAGAACTAATTGTATTTTTACGTAAACGTCTGCCTCCTACAAATACTTCAAATTCATTAACACTATTTGGAACAAAGTCTAACGGATATGTTGCCGTAGTGCCATCCGCTAAAAATTGCGAAGTTAGAGTTTCGTCTTTGTATGGCATAGTTGCAGTTGGTCCTTGGTTATAAACATTTTCTCCTTCGAGATAAACTGTCTTAACACCAGTACCTAATGTACCTCTGCGTAGTTGACTTAGTACGTTACCATTTCTTACAAAGTATTCAATGCGTTCACCGTCTATAAACAATATTCCAGGAACACTGCTTGTTGGTGATGGTTCAGGTAAGGAAGATCCGTCTGTTACTGTAATACTCTGATCGTACCATTTTAGATCAGCGGCTAACATTACACCGTTTCTATCGTCAAGACGTTTGTAATGCGTTCTGTTGAGCATATCTTTAAATTGGCTCCATCCATATTTGTTAACTAATACAGGATCTGCAAAATGTAGTAATTCAACTACATCATTTGCAGTGATTTCTACATTAATTTTAACATAACGCTTATTATTAGTTACATAATAATGTACACTAGGAATTAGCAAATCACCGTTAAGAGTTACCCAAACATATTGTGCATCTAATGCACGTCTTGATAATTCAATTAATCCAGCAGTTAAGTGATTGTACTGATACCAATCAGCTGTTCCTACAGTTAACGAAATTCTATCTACAATATCATATTGCTGTCTATCAAACCCTTGCGAATCATGGTTACTAAATTGATATACTGTAATAACATCGCCTTCGTTATATGCACTGTCAATATACAATGTACTCGGAGTTGAGACAAATTCATTGCTCGAATCAAAATATCCATATCTATATTGACCATCACTAGTAATATAAACATTTAGTATATCACCGTCTTGTTGTTTAACTCGTGTTTTTAATCTAACAATACTTCCGTTACCAGTGTAAGTCCAATCGAGATTATATGCTAATTCTACATTATTTAAGAACACTTTCATCTCTTTGTTGCTAATAGCCCCCACCGGAACTTGGAATTCTTCTAGTCGGTATTCACGGCTTGCGGCTGTTGTAATAAAGCGGCGTGTATATCCTGCATTTAGAATTTTATTATTAACCTTTACAATACTAAACCAAGCACTTGGCTCATTATTAAACGGAGTCTGATTTAACTCAAATGCTACTGTACTTCCGTCTGCTGTAAATGTATCAATAGACACTTCACTAAAGTTTTGTGTTGCACCACTAAAGAAAGCATAACTTATAACGCTTCCTGCTGCTGGTGGCGTAGCAAACGATATAACAACGTTGTTTGGATACTCGTAGGTGTTATCACTTTCTTGGATTACGTTAGATAATGTTTCGCCATTTAGTGTAACAAAGTACTGAAGATTTTCTACAAATCTTACATTAGTTAAGAATTTACTTGTAATTCCATCTGCAACAAAATTATCAATGTCTAATATATCTGTACCACTTACTCCTAGTACTGCTAAATGTATTTTAGCATTTAGTGCAGGTGCAGTATTAAACGTCACTAACTTGTTAGCATAGTTAATAGTGTAATCTTCTGCTAATACAATATTATATTCTACTTTTACAAATAAGCTGTTTGCTTGCAACGGTGCTATATCTAGACTGAACGTCGTAGTTACTCCATCGCCTGTATAATTTCTTGAAGTAATTTGACTACTGCCGTTTTTTGGTCTTTCATATACTTTAATATCAACTGTATCAAGCAATTGTCCTGGAACTAATTCTTCTGGACCGCTGCTTGTAGTAGCAGTTACAAATCCGTCACCGTCAATAGTAATATCTTCTGCTCTTAACCCAGTGGCAGTCGAATAATTAAGATTTCCACCAGTAAGTATAGTGTCATAACTATTAGGCTCTGGAAGGTATGTGCCGTCACTAGTTGTTTTTCTAATAATGATAATATCGCCTGCTTGGTTAGCAAGATCAAGTCCATCATTATCAAGGAATACAACAGTAGTAGTTCCGTCTCCTGTAATACTTTGACATATTGCATTTGGATTAGTTACTGGGGTTGCAGTGCCGTAGTTGACGTCATCAACTCTTACACCGTTTTTATAAATGTTATAAACAACACCGCTTGCTAATGGTGCAGCAAGATCAAGACTTATAGTCGAACCATCAAGTTCAAAAATTTCATCTTCAAATGTAGTGTCATAACTATCCCACGTGTCTTCGTACCATCCATCTGCATCCCATCCACGGCCGGGGCCGAAGCCAAAGCTCTTAACTTCAACACCGCCGTAATCTAACCCAGTCATAAGTTGATTTAGATCCTTGCCTGTCATTCCAACTGTTGGAGTATAATAATTATTAATTCTGTCTTGTGCTTGCATTAAGCTAACAGTTTTTTTATACTCAACTCTTATTGATTTGCCGTTAGCCTGAGCTTCAGTAAACGAGATTTGTCCGTAATATCGATCATACCCTTTAGTAGTATCAAGTAAATTACTATAGGTATATTCACTGTTTAATGCTTCTTGAGTATTAACGTATACATTTATAGTCGACCTTGATAAGTCCATTGGCCATACTAAGTTAAACTCATACTTGTTGCCACTTGCTGTAAATGTTTCTGTTTGACTTATTATTGTATAAACATATGTTCCTGTAGTTCTATCAAACTTAACAGTAGAATGTATTCCTCTAACTAGTCCATTGCCTATTTGTACACTATATGTTGCTTCTTCTCCGCCATCGACGATATTGTTTAGTGCTGACACTGTAGGAGCACTGTAGTATCCGCTACCTGCATTAACTACATCAACTTTAGTTACTTTGCCGTTGGTTCCGATGTGTGCTTTTAACACGGCGCCTCCGCTGCCGCTTAATGTTAATTCAGGCGAACTTCTATATCCGCTACCCTGGTTTACTACTTTAACACTTGTAATTTTGTAACCGTTGTTATCTAACCAATTTTTATTTGGATAAGTTTCAACGTCAGCGTTGACACCAATTAATACACCATCTTGCACTTTAATGGACTGCGGAACAATGTTACCTTCAACTACATTGTATGACGGTGGCAAGTCAAAGTCAGTAACAACTGTACTTGTATTATCAAGACCTTCGTATGCACTTAGATATTCTCTAATTTTAGTACCGAACGGTTTAACTTCTTTAATATAGGCTTCATAACTTGGAAGGTTATCGTTATTAAAAGTAATATCTTCTCTTAACATTCCAACATTATGTTTTGCTTTAATAAAGCTAGTTTTGAATGCCCAATCGATATATGTTTGTTCACTAAATGCATATCTTAGACCTGCAAAGAATAATGCATTAAAACTAACTAATAGTTCGTCAATAAACAAATCATCTTTAATTGATGTTAATATAGTTCTAAGTTCAATTACCGGTTCACTATCATAAATTTTAGTATCAAAACTTATAGTATCAAAACCTGTAGAAGATTCAACAGTATCATATAGTGTAGATTTAAACTGTATTGTACCGTCTTGTCTACCAACAGTGTTGTAATTAACAGTGTAATCGCTAGTATTTTGATCATCTACTTTTTCTAATAATAACCAACCCCCTGTACCAACTGTTGATATCTTTACAACATCGCCAATGGTATCGTCTAATGCAGTCAATTCATAGCTATTGTCAATTAGATAATCAATCTCAGTTAATGCACTGTAACTAGTTGCATACCAATCTGCATAATCCCAATACAGTCTTACATTATAACTTTGACTTTGAATTCTATTCCAAGTTCTAGTTTCACTAATTCTTTCGTATAGTGCCCATTTACCTTGTATAGCACTATCGCTATTAACTAAAACTGTAAATCTTCTTACAGTTAGTGTAGGATTAGTATTATAGTATTCACCTGGTTCTACAACCGTAACTTCAGTAATTCTACCTAGGGCATCAATTGTAGTCTGGAACTCTGCTCCTGTACCGGCGCCTGCAACTGTTACAGTTGGAGGCACTCTATAACCCCTACCCGGATTTACAATATCTACTCTTACAATCTTACCGTCTACAACTACAGGAGACACTATAGCTTGTGTTGCTTTTGCAACACCTATAAATGCTAAATCATCTATTGTATCTACAGTTGCATCCCATATGTTAGTTACTTTTCCCGGTGCTGGATCCGCATTAAACAATGTAGTAAAGATCTTATCATCTACAATTAAGTTTTCTTTAAGGATAAGATTAGTGCGTTCAATGAATTGTTTTAAAGCTTCATAACGATTTGCAAACCAACTCTGTCTTGGTCTATTTAAAGAACCGTATTTTTGTTTTAGGCTTAACGTCGGATCAGGGACTACACGATTTTGTTCATCGTATCCAACTAAGCTGTCGTACCATTTTCTAATAATATCTCTGTTAGGTTGACTTGTTTCAAGGCCTTCAGATATAATTTGATATTGTGTATGAACATTTTGATCTTGATTTTGAATTGTCCAGAATTGCGTACTTAATGCTACGTCAGTACCTTTGATATATCCTTCTACATTATAGAGTACAAAACTGCTTGGACTAATTAATCCAGCAAATGTATATCCTTTAGCAACAGGGTCAGCAATGTAATCTGCTACATCGCTAATGTTAATTTTTCTAAATTCTACATCGGGTGTAATCTTTTTGTTAGCTACCCAGAAATAATAAGTTGTTTTAAACGTACCTGCTATACTGTCGTATTTGCGCTTAGTGCTGTATGCACTGTCACTGTGTAGACTAGTTCCGCTATAGCCTTTTGCAAATCCGTTTTCAGTATCTGCTGCTGCATCCCACACACTAGGTAATACATCAGACTCTACCCATTCGTATACATCAATAGTGCTACCTTGAAATACTTTAGTCCAATTTTGTGTGCTATAAATCACATTACCTTGATACGGATTATAGAATTTAGCATTAGTTAAATTCCACCATACTTCGCCAATATGGTCACTACCCCAGCTATTAGTTACATCAACAGTAGTTCCTCCAATTAGCGAAGTATCATATAATGCAGGATCATAATAAGTTTTAAATGTCAACTCTTGTTCAGCAACACCTGCTACTTTTCCTTGAATTGGATCAATATAATCGATATATGTTAATAATTCATTTTCCTTTGTATTGTAAAGGAACATCTTTTTAATCTTGTTAATATCAACTGTAGGTTTGGCAGCTCTATGAGTTGTCCACATAGTTGATAACTTGCTATTAGAAAAGTCTATTACTTGGCCAGTATAAATGCCAGAAACTTTGGTTGGTAACCCAACATACAAGTGATTGTTTTTAGCAAGAATATTTCTACCAAAGTAGTTTACATCACTATCTGGTA